GATGGTGAGGGTGGTTTTGTCGGTGGCATCTATCGCATGGCGCGAGAGATCGAAAGCCTACGCGCGTCCTCCGCCGCGAAAGACGCAGAGATAGCAGCCCTCAAGAAGGAAGCGGCTGATGTCGTGAGGCCGTTTGCGAAGGCAGGCGAGCTATTCCCCGAACCGCAGTTCGACTTCGAGCAATGCATCTACAATCCTGCGGCCGGCCCGGAATACGCGCTTGGCAGTAGCCACCTCCGAGCTGCCCGTTCCTTCCTCGACAAGTGGGAGGGGCGAGATGGTTGAGCCGCGCCTCATCGAAGCAAACTGGAACACGAGTGGCGTCCAGTATCACGAATACACCTGCGTCGAGTGCGGGAAGTTGGGTCGAAACACCTATTTCGAGCCGCACCGCACCGACATGCTCAACCGACGCCTTTGCTGGCACTGCAACTATTGGCGCGACTTCGAGGCTCGTCTTGAGCGTGACCATACCAGCATGACGATAATTGACGGTCACGTATACGGACCCGGCAGCCGAACTAGCGGCTCATTTCGAGGCATGGCGGGACGGCGGTTCGACATCGAGTACATCCCGCCGTCAATCTATGCTGGCAAGCGCGTGACCACCTTCGATCTGTGGTCCGGCTCGACACTCCCGGAGTATCTTCAGAAGCGGTTCCCGGACACAGCAAAATTCCTTGGCGGTGCAGAGAAGTGTTCGCTCGACGGGGAGATAACGACTTGCTGGAACTCATCAGACCATCGAACGGAGCCGTATCCGCTCCCTCGCACGATAGGAATCAAGTGATGATCGAGGTCCGTCGCGTCGATAGCCTATTCGACGGCAGGCACCGCGCCGGGCGCTATCGCGTCTCGCCGCCTTCGGACCATCCGGCATCGGGTATGACCGTCACAGTTGCCATGGGCGGAGGCGCGTACTCCACCCTCATCAACCCGCAGTCTTTCGAGAACGGCGGGCCAGAATGGGTCATGCGCTACGGCAACCCGGAATCCATCAGGTACACGGTCGCAGGTCTGCTTGAGGCTTACGACTACCTGCTTTCGGACAACATCAACATGAAAGAGGCAACGAGACGGCTACGCATTCTGCGTGCTGGCCGGCGCGATCTGGTGAAAGGAGGAGGGAATGGTTGAGCGGTTTGGGCTATTCGAGAACATCGGAGGCATTGGTCTGCGACTTGAGAAAGACGGAGAATGGGTCCGCCACTCCGACCACCTAGCCATTATCGGACGGATTGAAGACGATCGCACTGACGAGCATGTCCAATGGATGGCCGAACTCTCCGCCCTCAAGAAGCAGGTAGAGGAACTGACGGCGGAGCGGGATGATGCGCGCCAATATGCCGTTGAGGCCCGCCTTCGAGAGAACCAGGCAGAAGACAGACGCATCTCGGAATCCTTTGCCCGCACCAAGGCTGAAGCCGAAGCAGCAGCGCTGCGGAAGGCGCTGGAGTTCTACGCGGATGTCAGCAAATACCCCGCGCCTCTGACGGGCGGCATGGGCGACCTATGGGCAGACTGCGGCCGGATCGCCCGATCCGCCCTTGCCTCTACCAGGGAGACGAGCGATGCAGGTTGATGAGAAGGCGCTGAAGTACGCCTATGACGCCGGCCGCGATTACGTCATGGACATGGACGACCGCACGAAGCAAATGATCCGCGTCTGCGTTCGCGCCTATCTCTCAGCCCTTGGCGAGCAGAAGCCGATCGCCTTCGTCTCGAAGCGAGTCATTGATGCTCTCGACGTCAACGGCACCGAGATAGTCGACGCTATGCTTTTCCCAAGAGGCACGCTTCGGCCAACCGAGGCACGCCCCCTCTACGCCTCTCCTCTCCCCGTCATGCCTATCACGGATGAGGACGTGGAGCGCCGGTTCAAACTCGACGACCGTGTCACGAAAACCAAGGGCTCGTCATGGACAGGCCGTGTCGTCGGCTTCTACAGCACGACGCTGACGCCCATCGGCTACGCCGTCGAAAGCGAGAATGAACCCGGCAGCGTCCAGATTTATCCGGAAGCCGCGCTCGACGCCGCTGGCGGGAGGGGATAATGCGATCACTCTGCAACCCTAACCGCTTCCTCCGATCAATCCAGCATTGGTATTGGGGAAACCCGCAACCGACACAGGCTTACAAGCGCAGGATAGCGGCTTCGTTCTTCACGAGTACGAACAAAGCACGCCGGAAGGTGCCCAAGCGGGTATTCACAATACTCAGGAGCCGCCCATGACGCCGGCTGAGATCATAGCGCGGGCAACGTCTGAGGCATTCGAGCGCGTCGCGCAATGGCACGACAAGAACGCGCGCCTGTGTCTTGAAGTGTCGAGAGACGATCCGCGCCTCAATGCCGATGACAGGCGTAGGGCTTTCGAGGCTCACCGTCATCATGCAGCGAGCGCGGCGGCCATCCGGAACAAACTCTCGGACGAACGCCGGGCCGCCATCCGAGCCCTCGCCGATGGAGGCGGAAGTGAGTAGGGCGCTGCCGCTCAAGCAGGGGCAAATCATCGCACTCTGCAAGGGCGCGAAGAAGGCCGGGCACGTCCCGGTCGTGGAAATCGACGGGGTTCGCGTGCTGCTTGTCCCCGCTAATCACGATATCCTCAAGTCGGCCGAAATCAAACGAGTTGACGAGAAGGGTAAGGGCTACCTCTGATGGAGGACATGCCGCGCCCACGGAAGCCCTATATCCAGAAGGAGGTCACTCGCCACGGCAAGATCGTGTGGTACTTCCGGCGAGGCAAGGAGCCGCGTGTCCGCCTGCCCGGAGCGTTTGGGTCGAAGGACTTCAATGAGGCCTACGCTGCCGCATTTGCTGGTTTAGAGCCAAAGCCACGTGTTTTCGCGCCGCAGCCGTCTCTCCGCTGGCTGGTTGACCGATACTACGAAAGCCCGAGATTCAACGCGCTCCGCCCGAATACCCAGCGGAACTACAGGCTGGAGCTGGAGCGCGTCTGCAAAACCGGCGGCTCGCTCAATTTTGCGAAGATCGATACTGACGATATCCGCGCCGGCATGATGCGGCGCGAGAATCGCCCTCATATGGTCGCCGAATACGTCAAGGCCATGCGCGCCCTGTTCCGTTTCGCCAAAGACAGCAAATGGATCGGCGCGAATCCGACCGAAGACATCACGTCGGTGCACGTGAAAACGGCGGGCTACCACACATGGACCGTCGAGGAAGTCGAGAGATATCAGGCGAAGCATCCTGTCGGCACGCAAGCCCGGCTTGCTCTCGACATCATGCTCTATACGGGTCTGAGACGTGGCGATGCGATCACTCTCGGCCGCCAGCATGTTCGCGGCGGAACAATCAGCATTCGGGCCGGGAAGAACGGTGCGGAAATCGTGCTCCCCATCCTCCCGCCCCTTGCCGCATCCATTGAGGCCACGAAGACAGGCGACATGGTGTTCCTGGTGAACACGCGAGGGCGCCCGTGGAAGAATATCAGCTTCGGTTACTGGTTCGCCGCACGGTGCGAGGAAGCCAAGGTTCCCGGACGCGCGCATGGGTTGCGGAAGGCCGGCGCAACCATCGCGGCGAACAACGGGGCGACGCCATTTGAGCTGACCGCGATGTACGGATGGTCCTCAACGAAGGTCGCCGAAATCTACACTCAGAAGGCCGACAAAGTGCGTCTGGCGGAACGCGCCGCGAACAAGCTATACCCGCACCCGGCCAAAGGTGCGGGGAATGCACCGCCGAAACCATTGAAAATAAAGGCCTCTCGGCAGCGGCATTAACCATCCGTTATTGTGAAAACCGATAGCCATATACCGTCACGATATCAATGCCATAGCATTCATCTTTACCCGCACCGAAACGGCGAAAACATCCCGTTTTTTTCGTTGAAGTCCTTGAAGAATTTCGCGCGATGCCCGCACTTTTCCGGCCTTATGTATCAAAGGCACCAAGCTCACTTGTGGCAGTCAAGGTGCTTTGCGATGCACGCTCTGCCGCAGGGCTTTCCCTTCTTGCAGAACCAACTTGCATCGCACGCTGCCAGCGGGAATGTGATGGCCAGCGCCATTATCACGCTTAATACCCGCATCTTGGTTTACCCCTGTTCGTCCTCAATGGCTTGGTGAACATTGAACACAATGTAGCCGCGCGGCTCGTCGTTCACGATCTGGACGAAGGCATCCACCACAAACGTGCTCGTCATGGGGTTTACATCCTTCGTCATGTGTTCCTTCAAGTCTCTGTAGCCCTTCCTGAAATAGACCGGCAGCGCCTTATCGGAAACTTCCGGGATGACGCCTCTATCGCCCGTCCGGCCCTTCTCCTTACCGGGGCCGCGATTGGCTTGGTCCATGAAAAGCATCACTTCGTGAAGCGTTTTCGTCGTGGGGCTTTCCGGGGACGGGAGAAGCGGTGGCTCTGCCAATGCCGCGTCGATGTTGATCGCCGCACGATTCAATTCGGTCTCGTCAAAGGTATACTCGATCACGGTGAAGTCCGTCCGCTTCAGTGACTCCAAGAACGATCGCATGGTGCAGCTGGCGGATATGTGCGCGGGCGCTATCGCGCGTTCACAAAGACCGGACCGCACCGACGCTCGCCGCTGGCATCAGATGATAGGTCGTAAAATCGATGATATCTGGAATTTCGGATAGGGGTGCGCCCCACCTGCCTAGTCCAGCGATTGCTGAACACGCACGCCATCCGGCGACAATTCGGCGAGGCAGGGCGACTTTTCGATATCTAATATAGCGTACGGCGCTAAAATCGCAACGCCCTTGTCGGCATCGTGATTTGCGAGGTCGATGGGAAGCCTGGGGCAAATGGGTGAGCGGGTCCGCAAGCACATGCTTCTCCCATTGCAAGAGGCTGCATTCTGGCGGACCAGACTACGATCCCTTCTCAATGACCGTAGCCGAGATTATCGAAGAATCGAAATTCTACCGGCATCCGAAGACCGGCGATCCTAAGGGATATGGTCGAATTTGGAGGCCGTAATAAGAAGCGGCCCTTACGGGCCGCCCAAGCAATTCCGCTTGTCCCTCCAGCTTGGCGCTGGATTGACAGAAGTATAGGAAAAAAGACTCCTATTTGCAAGAGTTGTTCCGCTTCCGTAACGATCCTTTCCACAAAGGAAGCGTCAACTGAACCGGCTTTCGATGATACTCCTGTTTCGCGTCAAGCAGGTTGGCGATAAGTGAGGCGACGGCCTTTCGCGCCAAGCAACGCCGTAACAGCGCGGGCCATGTCTTCGACGCCAAGCGCCGAACGGTTCGAATAATGGCTGGCGCGTCCGGGCCGAACCTGTCCCGCATGCGCTTCAGATTGAGCGTGGCGTTATGGTTGCATGCCGGGTTGTGACAGTACGCGGTGACCGTCATCCTGTCGTCGATGAGGCTCTGGAAGGTCCAAGCCATTGCCCGACCTCTCGCTGGTTCCGACTGGAAGCTTAGCAGACGATCCTGAAAACAAAAAGCCGCCGACCACCCACGGGCAGCCGGCGGCAAATGGTGGGGTAAGCCCTGTATCGCGACAGGTGGCGCATCCGCCCGGAATGGGCTGGATAGGGTCAGCCGCTTCGTAGCAAGCGCATGATGACGTCCCACCAATAGGCGAGAAACCCAACGACGGCGCTCGATATGGCGGCCGACGCTATGCCGACGACGAGCAGCGCGCCCTTCCCTTGCGCCTTCCAGAGCTTCACCTCGTCGGTGACAGCCTTGGTATCGGCGACCGTCACCTTCAGCGCGGTCATATCGGTTTTGACTTCGCCAACCTCGTCGGCGATTTCCTCGACGCGCTTGTGAATCGCAGAGCGATGTTCGGCGGCCTTGTCGCTCGTGTCGAGCGCATTCTGGTCGGCCCGGTCTATCTTCTGGCCAAGGTTCTTGACCTCGGCCCTGAGCTCCCCGATTGCCTCGGAGATGTCGTCAAGTTTCGTGGCCATGCCCGCCCTTCCCGAATGCACTGTCAGATGAGAGAGAACATCGTCGCCGCGATGATGCCGATGGCGACGACGTAGACGGCGAAGATGAGCAGCCAGTCGCGGATCATGGCCGCCATCCGCAGAGGAAGAGGTCGATCATGGCGTTCGCCCCATTGAGCCTGCATGATTTTGTGAGTACAAATAGCGAACCCGCCGAGCGTTCCAGCGCTGCGACGGGTTCTAACCAAGCCAACCTGTAAGGAGGTCGAAATGGCTACTTCCCGAATATGCTCGATTCCCGGTTGCAGCAAGGCTGCTAGGTCACGCGGATGGTGTCGTGCCCATTATGAGCGCTGGCGACGAAATGGTTCCCCTACAGCGCGGGGACGTGGCAACTCAAAAAGAAACACTGCGGTACGCTTGCTTTGCGAGACGTGCGGCAGTGGCTACCATCCGTGGGCTGGTCGCGAGACCACATCGAGAACTTGCAGCCGCCAATGCAACGGACAGATATCCAAACAGGGAAACTCCTATCAATCATCTGACTTCGACCGGCTTATCGACCAGTCTGATGGTTGTTGGATTTGGAAGGGGCCATTACGCGAGGATGGTTACGGCGAATTCTTTATCGCGGGCCGGCGCTTTCGCGCGCATCGATATTCTTTCGAGCGGCAGTATGGCCCTATACCGTTAGGGCTATTTGTCTGCCATCGCTGCGACAATCCCTCCTGCGTGAATCCGGATCACCTGTTTGCCGGAACGCAACGCGAGAATATGCAGGATATGGCCGCGAAGGGGAGGCACGGCGGGCCAGATTTGCGGGGCGAAGCCCACCCAATGGCTCGGATCACCAGGGAAGTTGCCCAAGCCATCCGCGTTGACTTGAGACCTGCAAAGGATGTCTCCGCTCAGTACGGCGTCAGCAAATCCCTAGTTTGGGCGATCAGAAGTGGCAGGTTGTGGAACGGCACCTAGGTCGACGGCCAGTGACATAATTTTTCCCCGGTCTTGAGATACGCGAGGTGCCGCGCGGCTTCTGCGTCGGTCATCGCGTCGTAGACAGGCTGGCTGTACTTCAACTGCGGCGCGATCTGGCAAAAGCTGCCGGACGTTGTGGAGCAGCCGGCGAACATCAAAGCGGCGAGGATGACGGCGGCTTTCATTTCGCGGCCCTCTTGGAAAGCTCGTCACGCACCTTGTCGGGCGGGAGCATGGAGACGTCGTTGACGACCTGATCGCGGATATCCCGCGCTTCCAGTTCGGCTTCGGCCTGTTTCGCCTTCTCAGCCTTCTTCCCTGAGGCATAGGCCCGCCAGAGCATCAGCCCGGCGCCGCCCGCCGCCAGCAGATACGGCCACAGGTGTTCGATGAGGGAGAGGACGAGCGTGGTCATGTCAGCACCGCCCACACGAGCCACGCGATCACGGCAAGCAGCGCCGCAACCAGATATCCGCACAGTTCCATGAGAGCGCCGCCGGCATCTGGGAACATGCTGCCGCGATTTGGCTGCATCCTCACGCCGAAGAATCTCCAGCCTACGAGCAGTGCTATGGTTATCATGGCTGGAACAAGCCACCAGCCGAGAGAGAGCGTGAACGTCATGTCAGCGCTCCCATCCAAGCTTGCGCGCCAGCGCGTAGAATAGATGCGAAACAGCAGCCGCCATAAGCGCCTCCGTTTGATTTAATGTGTTGATTCAGCTACAAAAAGCGAACGCGCCGGATGCTGGACACATCGCGGCGCGCTCTAACCAGCGCAACCTGTAAGGAGGTCGAGATGGCTGCCGGATACAAACCATGCTCAATAACTGGCTGCAACGGGAACGCGAACTATTCCGCGAGTGGGAAGCGCGGCTGGTGCAACATGCATTACCGCCGCTGGCAGCGCTATGGTGACACCTCATTCCGCGTCCGTCCCCCAAACGGAGAAGTGAGGCTATACTTCAAAACAGTCGTAATTCCCTACTCGGGCGAAACGTGCCTGATATGGCCCTTCGCAAGGAACGAAGCAGGGTACGGGGTGATAAATCTGCCCGGGGCCTCATCGTCTCTCGTTTCCCGCATTGTCTGCGAGGCAACCCATGGGGAAGCCCCGTCAGATACCCACGAGGCCGCGCATTCATGCGGCAAGGGTCATGAAGGCTGCGTCAGTCCGAGGCACCTTTCATGGAAAACACCGTCGCAGAACAGCGCTGACAAGCACACCCACGGAACAACCTCAAAAGGAACTCTGTCTCCTCTTTCCAAGCTTGACGAAGCATCTGTTATTGCGATCCGGCGAATGGCTGGGTCAATGACGCAAGTCGAAATAGCGGCTCATTTTGGGGTGGCGCGCACGACAGTCAGCAGCATACTGCACGGTCGAAATTGGTCTTGGCTATGACGGCAGGATCATGTCGTCCACCCGAACCGCTTGGCAGCCCAATACCAAAGCTCGTTGGCGGCACCTATGACGAACGCCAGTCCCATTTCGATCAGCGAGGCGATTTCAGGATCGGAGGTGAGCGCGTTGCCGTCCTCTGCCGAGAACACGGCCTTGCCGACGAGAAAGCCGACAAGCAGGCGCAGAATGATGCGGGAGATCGGTCCAAGCATGTCAGCCTCCACATTTGATTTAATCAGTTGATTCTGCTATAAAAAACGAACGCGCCGGATGCTGGACACATCGCGGCGCGCTCTAACCAAGCCAACCTGTAAGGAGGTCGAAATGGCTGAGAATCCGATATGCGCAATTCCAGACTGCGGCAAGCCCGTCAAATGCGCGGGCATGTGCTCCATGCACTATGCGCGGAAATGGCGGCACGGCGACGCGAGTATCGCCAGAGCGAGGCCGCGCGGCATCTGTTCGATGGATGGGTGCTTAAATCTTCATTCCGCTAGAGGACTTTGCAAAACGCACGCCACGCGCCTCAAAAAGCATGGCGATCCATCTGTGCGTCTTACAAACAAAAACAAGGGGAAGAGGATAAACTTCGTACTAGAAGTTGCGTCGCCTTTCACGGGGGACAATTGCCTGCATTGGCCGTTCACGCCCGGCAAACGCGGGTGGGCTCCAAGCATATCCATTCACGGTAAACGACAGGTTGTGACAAGATACCTCTGCGAAGTCCGTCATGGGCCTGCTCCAACAACAGCGCACCAAGCGGCGCATGTGTGCGGTCAAGGGCATCGCGGATGCGTCAACCCCTCCCATTTACAGTGGAAAACCCCGAGCGAGAACCAACTGGACAAAATTGAACACAACACTCACATACGCGGCACGAGATCCCCTACAGCCAAGATTGACGAAGCGATGGTTATTCGTGTCAGATCGCTTCTTGGAACGATGAATTGCAGAGAAATTGCCCGGCGATTGGGAATCAGCTGGAACATAGTCTATGCGATTAAGGATCGTAGGACATGGGGCTGGCTAGAATAGCCAAGCCCACGCATGATTCCAAACATCCGTCAGCCACAGCCATGCCCCAAGCAGCGCGGCGATGATGAGCGCCCAGATGCCCTTGGCGCGGCCTGCGGGCGGCGTAGGAGTGATCGTCGGCTCCGGCGGCACCGGAATGGGCGCGGCGGGCTTGGGCGGCTCCACGGGCTCGGCAGGGGCCTTGGGCGCGTCGGCCTTCGCCCATTTCGCGTAGGCGCGCGCCATCTTCGTGTCGTAGGCGTTCTGCTTGTAACCCGGCCCGTTGTAGGCTCGGGCGAACTTCGCCCAATCCTTCCTGCGCAGATGGCCGGCGAGGTCGTTCTTCTCGATGAAGCGCGCCATGACCTCGATCTGGCCCGCCACAGACGAGCGGCACTCGTTCACCAGTTCCGTCACGGACCCGTAGCCGAGCGCCTTCCAATGCGCGCCCATGACCTGCCCCAAGCCCCATGACACGCTTTCCAGAGCAGCGGTCGAGTTGATCGCGATGGCCCGGTTGAGCAGCTTCCAGCGGTCTTCCTGCTTGGAGGGGTTCTTCACCGCACCAGCAGTCGGGCTGGACAGGCCTTCGGCCCTTGCCTTCTTGCGCTGGGCCGCAGTCAGACGGCGGTCGAAGTAATGGCCCTCGAACCGGATCAACGGCTCGTTCTTGCTGTTCACACGAGCGAATGCCTTGCCCGCGCTCTCGACCTCCGCAACGGCCAGCAGAGCTGCTGGCTCGACGTTCAGGCGTGCAGCAACCTTTGCCGCTGCGCGCACGGTCGCATCGTCAAACATGACGGTTTCCTTTCAGGATTGTCGGAGAATTTCGGTCAGTGCAGAGTGAGAGCGCGGACCCACGCATGCCGGCCGCCGTCTTGTTCGCAGGATGGCGGCCAGCGCTTCACGCTTGCAACAATCCGCCCCGAGGCGCGTTAAGCCGCGAACCGGTGGAGGGTTAGATAGGCTCGTCCGGCACGAACATCAGGCCGACCGATGCCAGCACGTCAGAGCACCATTCCCAAGGCAGCTTGAAATCCTGCGCGGCGGAATAGAGGTTCATCTGCGCGCAGGCCGCAATGGCATCCACCGCCGAGATGATGCCTTCCTCTCCCCATGCGACACTATCCGGCAGGTTGCCTGCCTTCATGTCCGTCCATAGCAACACATCAGGTTGCGGGCGGTGCTCGTTCCGAGAGCCGTCTACCCTCTCACGCCCACACCGCCACCCTGTGCTGCACGTCCTCCGCACGATAAATCTTGACGCCCGATGTCCCCGCCAGCGCGACAGGCTCGCCGCCCTCCGATGGCGTCTCCTGCATCAGCCCGAGCAGCGGCAGGATGCCCTCCCATGAGCCGAGAAGCGCGGCCACAGGGCCATAGGCGACGAGGTTGGCGTGATGGCCCGCCACCATGACGGCAGGCGTCAGCTCGTTGCCCTCGTCGTCATAGGTCGCCGGCTCCTTGATGACGGGACCGATCTCGTGGTAGCGGATGCCGTCGATCCAGACCAGCGAGCCGCCGTCGCCGACATGCTCGTCATCCTCCGGCAGGCGACAGATCGGCTGGTCGCCGGGAAGGCGTTGGGCGAGCATCGTCGTGATGAACGTGTCGCGGTCGGGAGACCAGACCAGATATTCGATCATGACGGGGTGCTCCTCGTGACCAGCTCGGCGTTAGGGAGCCGGCGCGGAATGTAGATCAGCGATTTGATATGGCCGTTGAGATGGTTGATACCGCTCACCCGACTCCCAATTTCGATACGATCCACCGCCGCTGGCAGAGCCCCGGAAACGTCTGATGGGTGAGAGGGGACGGCTCCGTCTATACGGGTGGCGAAATCGTTCAGAGCATAGGCAGTACCTATCTTGTAAAATCGATTCGCGACGAACGCTGCTGTGCTGCCGATGTTTGCCTGCAGAACTCCCCCCATATAATAATCACATCTAGCCGTCCCCGCTGTACCGCCCGGCGATGTCCCCAGTGCCATCTCCGGCACTCTGTCTTGATTGGCAGTTGCAGTGTTCCTCACAATGAACACAACGGAATGGGTGGCTGACGCATTGAGACGGGACGCCTCGACCAGCCACGTTCCCTCGGCGAGTTTGATCGGCGCGCTTGCGGACGGCATCCAGATATTGTCCGCAGCGCGGGTGACGGCGGAGCCGGAGGTCTGGATGTATGAGGTGGGGAAGGTGCCGACTTCCAACTGAGCACGCACCACCGTCCCTATGATAGTAAGGGTCAAGGCCCCGGCAGTTGGCGTGAATGTCAGCGATACACGGTCATCGTCACCCGTCCCTACCAGTGGACCTGCGGTGGATGCGCCAGACAAAGCTATCGAACCCTCGCCCCAAAACGACAGGGTATAAGGTGTGGCGGTAGCGGTAATTATTTGCGTCGTTGGAGCATCTGAGCCGAGCAGCAAATTCGTCCGCTGCTCTTCCACCAACAGCCCGAGCGCGACGATGATCTTCCAGCTTGAGCAGGTAAAATACCCGCTCGCCGCCCGGAAATCGACCACGAGGGAGCCGCCCGCATAGGATACAACCCGACCGGCCATCCACTTCGCGATGTCGGAGGCGTCGGAGGCGACGATATCCTGTCCCGCAACGTAGGTAACGGCACCTGATGTGGTCAGCGTCTTGCGCACCACGCCGCCATTGCCGACGCCGAGGCTGTTGTCCGAGGATGCCGACGTGTCCAGCGTCGACGCATCGTGATCGCAGCGCAGCGTCGTGCCGCTCGCAAGCAGGCCATGCCGGTTCGTGATCCACTTCGTCGACGGCGCGGTATAGGTCAGTTTGCCGTTCGGATCGCCGCTATAGGGAGACGGGCCGCCCCGCGCGAGGCAGTCCATCGCCACGAAGTCGACGGCAAAGCCGGAAGGCTCGGAGCCGAGATGGTCCAACAAGTAGCCGGCAGGTGAACGAGCGCCGAAGCGTGTCCCACCCCTCCCCTGCATGGAGAGGGAGAGGCCGAAACGAAGGCCGCTCATGCGTCAATCACCGCGAGTTTTTGGCTATTGGAGGAGACGGCGAGGTCCAGCCGGTCGCCGTCATGCAGATACCAGTGGAAGTCGCTGGCCCCAACAGTTGGGTTGTCCCCAAACTTGATCTTCACGTCCCCGCCGCTCACCCTCAGGCACCAGAATGCCCCGAATGAACCCTGCGCACCCGATATCGTCGCCTGCTGCGATGAGCCGCTTGTGGTTATCACCTCCGCGCCAAAGCTCTCAGCACTCGGGACAGGGCTCTTGTAACCCTGCTGAGGATTGTAAATTTGCGCGATGACTACACTGAGTGTTGCCATGGTTCATGCTCCGATTGTGATGTGAATGAGGCTCAGTTATTCCCGGCGTGATCCCTGTCCGCCCCGGCAGGCCCGCCGCGAGAACCGGACTTAGCGACGGCGCACGATCTGCAGTTCGTCGGGAACGTCCTGCGTCTCCCAAGGCGGGGTGGCGCGGCGCTGGTCCGGGGTCATGTTCATGCGCTTCTGGACATTGCGAGCTTCAACTTCACCCGCAAGGTTGCGATACAGCTTGAATTGCGAGAAGTCGTCCTTTGCGCGGGCGATTGCCTCCTTAAGCTTCATCCCCTGCGCCATGTACTCGGTAACTCGGTTGTTATACTCGTCCTGCAGATCGATGATTGACGGCATTGTGGCGGGATTGCCTCCAACGGCGAAGCCTTCCGCGCCCTGCACACCGTGCTGTAGCTCGTGAAGCATGATGCCGCGAACGCTTCGTGGCTCGCCTTCCAGTGAGTTGGATTGGATGCTGATGGCAGGGCGACCACCATTGCCAGCCGGGTGCGCGAATGCGCCACTTGGTGCGGTAAGCTCAACATTGTGTCGTGCGTCTACATCTACCAGCCGGAGGTCAGGATAGGCTTCATAGAGTGCGCTGTGCTGCAAGACGCCGGGCGCAGTTCTCTGGGTCGCCCCGTATGTGCCGCCACCGCTTGCCATAAGTTCATCGGTGGCCTTCGGCGTCAGTTTCGACCCGCTGTCATCGATCTCAAACCGCCACTTGTCGTCCGGTCCCTTGAACCAGCCCGTCTCGCTCCAAATAGCGCCCCGATCCGCGCCCTTGGCCGCCATGTCCTGCGCTCTTTCGAGAAGGAACTTGTCAGCGGTCTTTGCCCCCACTCCTCCGAATATGGCTTTCAGCACTCCGCCCGCTATATCTCCGCCAACCGGAAGCAATCCGGCTGCCGTAGCGCCGCCATTCACGGCTGCGTCGAGGTAGTTCCCTGCATTGAAGGCGCGCGAGGTATCATCCACGCCCACCGCCTCGCCAAGGCCCGGAATGAAATCGAGCCCGATCATTGCCTCATCACGAATGCGGTTGCGGATACCGCCCAAGCCACCCAGTCCACCCGCTGCGTCATAGATGACGTTGCCGATCTGCTCGCGTAGCGACGGCTCATAGCCGCGCATCTGAGGCCCGGCATTGGCCGCAGCCAGCATCAACAGTTCCTCCCCGCCAAGAGGTGTCAGGACGGGATCGTAGCCGCCGAGGCTGCCCAGCCCGCCAACTTTTCGCGCTTGCTTGGCCATTTAGCGATTCCCTGCGTGATCTCGGTCGGCTCCGGGCGGGCCGCCGCGAGAACTTGAAGACCCGCCGCCACGGCTGCCGGACGAACCGCCACCGCCGTTGCTGCTATTACCGCCACCAAACAGGCCGGACAGGAAGCCGCCCAAACCGCCGAGCCCGCCTGATTTCTGCCCCGACTGCTGCCCGCCCATCTTGTTGCCGACCAGTCCGCCGACAATAGCGCCGGGCATACCTGCAATCGCCCCGCCGACGACGCTGCCGATCATGCCGGGCGTCACATGGTCCATGGCTTTGTCGAAGGCGTTGCCTATGCCTTTCCCGAGCCCGCTGAGGTTGCCCATCTGGCGGCCGGAGGGATCAGTGACGGTCGTTGCGCCAAACTGGTTCGTCACGCTGATATTGCCCGTCACAGGATCGCGCGACACCGTTGCGCCATTGGAAGCAACGCCAGTGGTTGCGCGGCCGGCGTAGACGTCTGCTGCCGTCGCCATGGGCGGTTGAGACGGGCGCACCGAGGCAGTGGTCTGAGGGCTGACGGGCTGCTTCGCAACCGGCGTCACCATGGGCTGGACGGTCGGGGTCTTGACCGCCGGCGGCACGACCGATGGAATCGTGGGCATGGTCGGCATCGACAAAGGACGGGCCTTCATCGTGTTCTTCATGTCCGTCATAGCGTTGAAGTCGGTCGGCATCGCGGTGAACGACGAGAACGGGCCGGCGGGAGCCATGGATGTGCTCGGCAGCAAGCCCATGGTGGAAGGAGCAACGGAAACCGTGCTCGTCCTGCTTGTCGGAATGCCAGCTTCCGCGAAGGCTTGAGACAGCGGGCTCGACAGCGCCTGCGTCTGCGCCGCAGCCATCGGCGTGGAGTTCGAGGCGTTGACCGTGGAGGACAACCGCCCTGTCGTCGGAGTGCTCGTCATCTGTGCCGGGCCGAACCGGTCTGGATCGATGGCCGCCTTTGCCGCCATGCCGCCGAGACCTCCCAGGCTGCCGCTTTTGGCTTCAGGTGCATACCCGAACCGTTCCGCCGATGGCTGAGAAAAAGACGCGACCGACGCCGCAGGTGAGATGTCCACCGGGCCGAAGCGAGCGGGGTCGATATTCGGGCTCGGTCTCGAAATGGACGCCAGCGAAGCCGCCGGGGATATCTGCGTCGGCCCGAACCGCGAGGGGTCAGGCGCGGCAAATGAGGGCGCAACTGGTCCAGCGTCGAACGCCATCAGCGCGCCGATGTCATCCGAGGGGCGCGGCGTCGGCGTGACAGACAAGCTGCGATTGGCGAGATCGGTGACGGACTTCGGGTTGACCTTCTGACCGTTCTTGTCGATCACTTCGAAGTGCAGATGCGGGCCGGTCGATTTGCCTGTCGAACCAACTTTGCCGACTGGCGTTCCAGTCGCGACCTGATCGCCGACTTTGACGTTCAGGCTCTGGAGATGGCCATATCTGGTTTTGGAGCCATCTGCATGCGTCACCTCCACCATATTGCCATAGCCGCCAGCACGGCCAGCGAAGGTGACAGTGCCGCCTGCCGCTGCCTCAGCCGCATATCCACCGCCAGCTCCTCTGGCCGCGAGATCAATACCTCCATGGTTACGAGAGCCAATGCCCATAGGAGATGAGCGATGACCGAAACCGCTTGTCACCCCACTCGGACCAATCGTGCTGACTGGATTCTGGAACGCCATGCCGCCTTTCGCGGCAGGCGCACCAAGACCCGTCAGAACGTCAAAGGGATTGGACAGTGAAGCCATGCGTCACTACCTTGAAGCCGGAGGATGCGAGATGAAAACGTTGGTTCTGGCGGGCCTGCTGGCCCTATCCGTGAGCGCTGCTAATGCTGCGGAGTGCGCGAAATACGTTCACGAAAGCGATGCCGAACGCTGGCTTGTCACTAACGGAGATCGCTTTCGCTGGAATGGCGCGCCGTATGAGCCTGAGTGGTTTTGGGTACGAGACGACGAAAATCCGAAAATCGGCGAAGTCGTGAAGGAGATCGGACAGGAGAATGATGCCGATCGTTTCTTCGTTCGGTTCGGCAACCTAGATGGCGTAGGCGGCTTGATTTACGATTCCGAGTTCTATCGAAAAACTGAGTGTTCCGCCGAGGATCGCGCGCCTAAAGTGGTACAGCCACTTCCTCAGAAGGGATTGTTCGATACCCTGCTTTCGGTTGAGTAGAAGGCCGGTCTATGCCTCAATGACAACCTCGAATGGCAACCGTGCGCTTAGGCTGCCGGTGCACTGTTCATTATTTGAACCGGGGACATAGTGCGTCTCATCAATGCAGGGGTTATCGACCGTGCCGATAAAGGCGTAGAGTTCCCCTATGACCGCATTCACTTCGATTTTGATGTGCAGGCGGCGGCCTAAGCCCTGACTCGACTTCTGATCGCGCTTCTGTTCTTCTCCGCGTTGGGCGGAGGGAAAGATGAAAAAGCAGATAGTCGAGCTTGAGCCTGCGGCGATAAACGAAACGCCTAGGCTATCGCACCTTCAAACGCTCTGGCCGGGCTCACGCGACGACGAAGCAGTAATGCTGCTGCGCGCAGCGCTGCCAGTTCATGGTTGTCCACCACGTCAATATGTTCGGGCAGAACAAGGGGCCACCATAGTGCAGTTCCCTTTGGGCGAGGAAGAAGTTCGTCATCTGGCAGAGCTTCTGAACGAAGCGGTCCAGATACTCGATGCGGATCGGAAAGACCGCGCTCACTGACTGCTGACATAAGCTTGCTCCTCGGCTATCCTCGCCGTGCATGAAAGAAATCGACCCCGAACCACAAAAGCGCCAGCCCTTCTTTGGCTACAACGCCAAGGCGTTCGCGATCCAATTTGCCATTGGGATAGCACTATTGATCTTCGTAGCACCGTACATCCGCTCAGGGTTAGAGGCGGCGTTGTGCTCTGGCATCAATTGGTGCGCATCGGAAGCTGCTGAGCCCCACCCCTCGTGAGCGCACCGACAACACCTTGACGAATGGCAGATAGCTGCGGATTGATCGCCTGCCCGCCGTTGCGAATGATGGCGTCAAGCGCGGCCGTGTTCGAGTGCGTCAGACCATCCGCAATTGTCTTTGCCCCCATGCCGGCGAGAGACGCCGCGCCGATTGCCGGGTTGACCATCGTGCCGCCAATACCAAGCGCGGCCATGAGGCCATTGCCGGATGGCGATAGCTTGCCAAGGAGACGTAGAGCGTTCTGAACAGGCGTTCCCTTGACGATAGCCTGAAGCGCGGCCTTTTCCTCCTTCGTCCAGCCGCGACCACTTTCCAGAAGACGGCGCGCGTTCTGGCGGATAGCATTGTCCTCATTGCCGCCGGAACCGGTTGAAGCCGCCCGAAGCTTCGCCTTTTCCACGGCATATTGAAGTCGCTCGGCCTTCGAGAGGCGGGACCACATATCTCGCGCTTTGCTTAGCGCGCTCCACGCCACCTTGGGATCGCCGGTCAGAACTTCAGAGGCCTGCGGCGATGACACGAGATTGTCGATCGATGAGATGATGTCGCCAATGGCCTTGTTGTTGGATTTGTTGCCCTGAACGTAGCCGTTGCTCGCGACCTTCCGCAGGCTATCGAGACCGGACAGAGTGACGTTCTTTCCCGCCAGATCGTCTATGCGACGGACAACCGCGGCGGCTCCGGGTTGGAGCGCCGGATCATAGCCCATATCGACAAGTTTCTTGCCGATATCCATTTTCAGGCGCTCGACGGCTTTTGGCGTGAAGATGACGCCAGCATCATCGGCCTGCTGGTAGGCGGCCTGCCCTGCCGCACGAAGGTCATCGAGGCCGGGGATGGCGGCTTTTGCGGCCTTCTGCGCACCAATACTACCGAGAGCGCCGGTTATCCCGCCAACTACGGCGCCGGTTCCCGCACCCGTGACAGCGTTCAAAGCTCGGTCAGACACGCCTCTACCCTCGCCCGCCCCGTATAGCCCGCCATAGATCGCACCTTCGCCAGCCGCGCGGCCTGCCATGCTCGTAAGTGTCGGCTTGGCCCCGTTCATCAGGCTCAACCCGCCGGCAGACAGCGGGGCAGTCGCGCCAAGGCCTCCCGCGACCGCTCCAACCGTAGAGGCGACGGGCGAACGATCCTCACGACGACGCTGAAGTTCCGCCTCAACCTGCATATTGCGATCATAGGCGCGGGGAACGTCGAAGCCGTCACCCTGCATCCATTCCCTTGCGGCACGGAAGGGCGCGTTGAGGCCGGATACGATCTCGTCACCGAACGGAATAGCCTTGGCGATACCGGAGCCGGTGGCGTCTGCAAAGGAACCTGTACCGGTAATCTTCTCCGAAAGATCGGCTTCAGCCTGCGGCGTCCATCCTCCGGGATTTGGACGATCCTCCTTTGCGGCAGCACCCTCTGTCGGCGGCGCGATAGACGGCTCATCCTGCTCCGACGATGCCTGAGGCATCGCGCCAATCGAGCCGGCGATTTCGTCTACCGTGGCCTGCTGCTGATCGGGCGGGAGCGACAGGAAACTGTCGTCCACCTTCACGCGGCGGCCCCCGATGTTGAGCGTTGCCATCAGGGTTCAATGCTCCACTGGACGCCGCCGGAAGTCGTTCCGCCGCCGGGTGCAGTCGTACTGCCCGCTCCTTGCGGACGGTAGTAGTCACCTCCGCGAAGTTGGGCCGCACGCTGGCGGTTGAACTCAAGCCGGCGCTTGGCAAGTTCCTTGGCTCGCTGGATGATCTGTTTGCGGACGGCTTTCGGCATTGAGGACGATCCCTGAAGGTCAAGCAGGATTTTCCGCTCGCCCTCTGTCGGGTTGCCGCCGAAAATCGCCTTCAACGAAGTAAGCGCCTGTCCAACAATGGCGTTGTCCATGTCAGTCGTTGCCTGAGAACTATCCGGGCTCGACACAACGTCAGGCACAAGCACGTCCGGCAGATTGTTGCCGATTGCCGCGCGGGCGCCTGCGAACCACCCCGAATTGGCGTCGTCCGAGAGCTTTTCGGCCTGATCCAGCGCGACGATAGCATTCTCATTCGCCGCAACCATGTCGTCGGCTTCAAGGATCGCCTTTTTATCCGTTGCAGTGAGCGGTTGCGCATCCTCGCGCGGCATTTTCCCTGTGAGGATGAAGGACTGGTAACCTGGATCGTCCGGTGTCAGACCGAACTGCGCAGCCGCTTGCGCCCGTTGCGCATAGTCGCTAGGATCGCCGCCTTGCCGTGATTTGATGTACTCACTCCATGCAGTCTGCACTGGCAGGCCGGCGTCGATCATCGCCGCGTATTCGGGCGCGTTTTGAGCGAAAAAGTCATAGGTCTGCCCACGCTGCTGCGCCTGCATTTCCATGTCGCGCTGACGTTCCATCATGTCGAGCCGGAGCTTTGCGGCCTGCGGATTGACGGCCATGACTTTGGCCTGCTCCGGCGAAAGACCGGCCGCGACAAGCGCCTCCTGCATGGCGGCTTGCTCGCCCATGAGCGCGCGCCGGTCCTGTGCCGCGTTGTAGGCCGGGCCGAAGTTCGCCAGCCAGTTGTTGCGCGGCGAGGAAATCATGCTGGTAAAGATGGCGTCCAGCGTATCCTGCACCCCCGGCCGCTGGAAGAAGCCACCAAGTCCGCCAAGTCCTCCTGCCTGAGCCATATCCGTCTCTCCTGATTAGAGCGCCGGGGCGCCGAGGCCGCCGGTGAACAGCTTGCCACCCACGCCGATCAACTGCTGGAACAGGCTTGGACTGTTGTCCGGTGACGTGCCCGTCGTCGTGCTCTCGTACATCTGCGGCACGTACTGGAACAGCCGCGCCAGCGCATCGAACGGCGCGTTGAGCTGGTCTTGCATGTCGTTCTGCTGGAACGCGCCGGTAGAGAGCAGATCGCTGATGACGGAACGCCCACGACTGAAATCCGAGTTGAGCAGACTGTCCAGCATGCCAGCGCTGGAAATCATGGTATTCGCGCCCTGCATCGCATTGTTGGCGTTTTGCAGGCTCGTCTGCTGCTGGCGGTTCGTATTGCCCTCAGCCAGCGCCGTCGCCTTGTCGTAGGCCTGCGCCATCGTGTCGGCCACGAGCCGGGAGCCGGTTTCCTGAAGGCTGCGATCAAGCTGCGCTTCCTGCAACGCACCTCGCGATCCGCCATAGGCCCCGGCCGCTGCTGCCCGCGCCCCGAGCCCGGCGCGCGCATTCTCCGTCTGGCGCTGAAGCTCGTTGGTCGCCGGAACGAGCACGTCCTGAACGTAGGGGTTCATGAACTCGCGATAGGCATCCGGCGACAGTTGCGCGGCCGTGGCATTGGAGCCCTTGCCGATAAAGTCGCCGACCTGCCCCAGCATGCCGCGTGCGCCGGCTGTCGTATCCGTTCCCGGCCCCCACTGGTTCAGCATGTTGCGAACCGAGTCGAAACCCTTCTGCTGGTCCATGTTGAACCCGGCATGGCTGTACTGGCCCGAACGCATGAGGTCCGGCAGGTTCTGCGCCAAAGCCCATCCGAACGCCCCCTGCTGGGCATTGGATATCCACGGATCGTAGCTGGTCTTCTGCGTCGTTTCCTGCGTGCCGCCGCCGCCAAAAAGGCTGTCAAACAAGCCCATCGCCTTGTTCCTTCCAAATCCGAATATGTCGGCTGTTCAATTCCGCGATGCGTCGCGCAATTTCGCTGGATTACCGCAGCGCCCCGGTCTTCTGGATTTCCGCCCGAAGCGCCGAGAGCACCCAGAATGACGGCGCTTGCGACGAGTAGATTTTCAGCTTTGCCTGCCGCGCCATGATCCGGAACGGGATGCGCTGCTTGGTGGGCTGCGACGTATAGGGGCCGAAGGTGAGTTCCGAGCCGTTCGGAAAGGGCTTCGTCATCACCTGAAAGAACACGTTGCCCTGCTGCCCGTGGAAGTCGGGGACCAGCGCCAAGACCGCCAGCAGGTTATTGCCATCCTCGATGTCGAAATACGAGGTCATCAGATAGGCGGCGAGAGCACCGCCGTTCGCCGAATTGCCCCGCTCGTGGTAGAAAATCTCCCCTGAGGAAGACACCAGAATAGGGCTGGGGAAGATACCTCCCGAGACGCCGGCCGTCCGGTCGAACATATGCGTGACGAAGTGATCTTCCAGCCAGTTGTAGACGACGACGCGTGAGCACTCGTTCCCGTCGCGCTGGTCCGGATAGTGCCACCACGCTTCGTTGAAGTCGGTATTGATCCAGCAATAGACCTTTTCTGACTGGTTCGCGGCGATGTTGCTCACGCAATCCCGGCGCACCCGGCAGGAGATGATGACCTGCGGGATAGCCCCCTGAAACGTGTAGAAGTTGCCCGAATTGGACAGCCAGAACACCTGTCCGTTGATTTCAGCCGCCGCATTGGTGCCGGCGAGGCCGCACCCTGTACCGAGCATCCGGTATGAATAGGACTCTCCGTTGAACTGCTGGGAAAAGACGGCATTGTCCGTCCAGATAAGCGTCTGCTGCCGCGTGGCGAGGCCTTTGACGATCCTGCCGCCCGCTCCGAGCGCGAACTCGTCAGCAAGGTTGGAGCCGTCCGGAACCCAGACGCGATAGTTCTCCTGAGCCGAGTTCCGAACCAACGTCGGGTTGTAATCGCCGTCCGCCTCGTAGGTCCCGCCGATGCAGACGATGCGGGCGGAAGGGTCCACCCAGCACACGTCGATGAGGCGCGGCGCCTGATCGATGAAATATGCCTTGCTCTCCAGCTTCAGCGACACGTTGTCGATCTGGCCGGCGAACGAACCGTCCTTCTCGAATACGATGTCGCTCGGCTTGTCGGGCATCACAAAGAGCCGGGAATAGGTCCCGGTCTTGTTGATCGGCTTCGAGGCGCTGTCCCCGGCAGAATTGATGCCCACGTCGATAACGGTCGGCGTCTCGCCGGCATTGATGCGGAACTTCACCGTACCGGCCGAGCGCGTCACGTCGAAGGTGATGCGGTAGACCTGCCCTGCCCTGACAAGGCCCGTGATGTTCTGGTTCAGGTTCGACTGGACGCCTGCCGTAGCCGTGGCGTGGCCCGAACCGATGGACCATCCTGTGCCTGTCGCCCACCCTGTCGCCGAGGCGAAGTCGCCGTTGAGCAGGATTTCCAGATAGGCCGTAGCAGGCTGCCATGCGTAGAGCGGGCCGCCTCTACGACACGCAATCAGCGTCTCGCCGAAGTTGCCGAAGGTCCAGACGGAGGCAAGAAACTGGTTTGACGACGGTAGGCCATAGGTGCCGGCGCTATACACGCCAGTGCCGTAGCCGAGCCCTCCCGTACCGTCCGTCAGCCCTCCCGCGAACGTCCCGACGAAATCGACATAGCCGCCGACCGTCGTCTGGTTCGATGACGCATTGGAGCCATGTTCGATGGTGTAGGTATCGCGGGTCGGAGTGGTCTTGACCTCGTATTCCCCGTCGACGGTAATCCCGCCGCCCGCATCGGCATGGCTGAAGGTGACGAAATCACCCGGACGAAACCCATGCTCCGGATGATGCACCGTCACGACATCGGAGCCATTCGTTGTGTCGAACGGATCGAACAACACCCCTTCGGAATGGTTTGGCGTAACGTCGATCAGATCGCCGCCCGTCAGCGCCCAAAGCTTGTTGGGGGTACCAATTGCAAGTTGATTCAGGCCGTTGAGGTCCGTCCAGTTGTGCGTGCCGCGAGCCGGGCCATCCACCGCACCCGCCCCGTTCTCGCCTCCGACGCCGACCGCCTTTTCCCATCCGAGGATCGTCTGCCACGAGCCCTGACTGTTGCGCATCTTGTCGCTATCGATGATCGCGCCTTCCGCGTTGAGCGGGCTGTCATCCTTGATGACGTTCGGCGCGAAGTGGATTTTGGTGAGGATCGCGGCCACTTAAGCAGGGCTCCACGGGTTCTTGGCCCCGAACACGCCGCCCCACGGGCTTTGCCCGGTCTGCGCGCCACCAAGCCCGCCGAGACCCCCGACACGCCCATAGGAACCCATCGTGCCGCCGCCCGAGGGGCCGCCATAGCCGGGAGAAAGCAGCGACGACACGTCAAGCTGTTGCGAAGGTGTCGACCATGGATAGGGACCATGCTGCGACGTGGTGAACACGTTCTGCGGAGCCTCGCGGCCGGTGATCTGTCCGAAGAACTGGTTGGAATAATCGTCGTTCAGCAGTCCGCCGAAGAGACCGTTGCCGAGAAGCGAGGAATATCCCTGCTGGTTGCGAAGCTGGTTCTCGTTCCGCCCTGCCATGTTCGACGCGAAGTCGGCGTTCATGGCCTTTATGGGCTGAAGGTCCCTTGCGTAGTCCTCATACGCCTTCCACCATGATTCACGCTGAAGCTGGCTCTGGTAGTCTGGCGAATCCTTGTAAGCGACTGACGTGCCGTCCGGGTTGTAAGTAACCCCGCCATCAGCGTCCCGAATGATATAGCTGCCGCCCCACAGATCGGGGTTGCCCCTCCGGGTGTTGGTGTTCCCGATGAATGTGCCGCTTCCCCAGCCGCCGCTGCTCCACATGGCAGGGTCCTGGTTGACGTCCATATCCCAATTGAGGCTTGCCCAATCCTTCGCGCCATTGTTCCGCGCGAACTCGTCCAGCGCGCCTTGACCCAAGCCGAGGCCCATAGCCTCCTCGTAGAGGCGGTCCTTGCCGAAGCCATATCCGAGAGACCCGACAGTCTTGCCGCTAGCATCGCGCAAAACCAGCCCGTTGGCATTCATTCCGGTCGGGAAGAGCCCTCCACCACTCCCATTGTCGTACACCTTGTACGACGGGAGGATTGAACCCGCCTGCTCCGGCTCGGACCATTTCCACTGGAACTCCGGCGCGACGCGGTTCGGATCGTTGAGGCTGCGCTGGATGCTGACAAGGTCCTGCTGGCCCCATCCGCCTTCCGGCGCGTAATTGTTCCAGTCCTGATAGCGGCGGATGTCGATCGCCTGCTGCGCCGTCGCGCCGGTCTGGTTCATGATCTCGGCGACGGAAGGCGCATTCCGATAGCGCTGCGCATACTCGTCATAGCCGGACGCCTGCCGCGCAGCCTTCATCTTGGCCTGTGCCGCCGCTCGTGCCTTCTCTTCCGCAGCACGACGCATCGCCTCGTATTCCGCATTCGTGCGGATAACCTGGCTGTCCTGCCGAACAGGCGCGAACGAAGGCGCGCCCATGGTGTTGATCGCCATGAGAGACAGTCCTTTGGAGAAGGCCGGCTAGTTTGAAGAGCGAAGGTCTTTCGCCAGAAGCCAAGCGTCGATTAGGTCTTGCGTTGGCAACTGGATCGCCGCGCGAAGCTGTTCAACGAGCGGATCGCCATAGTGGTACGATATCGCCTTCTCGTAACGGGCGAGCGCGGCGGCCTTCATCATCGGATCCGGGATGGCCCCTATCACCTGCCGGATTGCCGGATCAATGCCGAGATAGTTTACCATCGCCGTGAACTGCCACGGGAGAAGGTCATAGTCGGCGGGGTCTGTCGAAGGTTCCGGCAGAGACGGCGGGCTAAACGAACCGTCGCTATATACCCAACCGATTGAGACGCCGATGTCATCCGGTATCGGCACCAGAATGCGTCCTTCAACCTCAAACCCTTGATCGGCCAGAATGATGTTCTCTACCGAAGTCCCATTGACAATAGCCTGTCGCATAGCGCTCACCATGCCCACACGCGGACCCGACCTGCACCGCCAGCGCCGCTGGTTTGGGCGCCTGCACCGCCTTCGCATCCACCACCGCCGCCGCCGGGCTGAGAACCCGCCACTCCGCTATTGCCGTTGCCCGTCACGCCAGCGCCACCAGCCCCGGCGTCAACGCTGGCTCCGCCGGTCGTTGCGCCGCCGCCACCTCCACCACCCTTGATGCTATTCCCGCCGGTATTTCCACGATAATTGCCTGACGCATCTGCGTAGGCAGAAACACCGGCGGTTGAACCGCCAGCGCTACCTGCACCGCCAGCGCCGGACGAAGTTGTTCCGACGCCGCCATTCCCCCCTTTTGCGGTTGCGTAAGAGCCAAAAGTGCTGTCGCCACCATCGCCACCATTGGAAACGTTCGTAGCAGCAGACGCAGCCCCGCCCGCTCCCACCGTCACAGTGACCGACGAGCTTGCATCGGAAGCGCGCATCAAGCGGGAATTGAAGCCGCCGCCGCCGCCGCCATTGCCAAAAACAGAAGCGCTGCCGCGCGACCCGCCGCCGCCGCCGCCGACCAGCTCAACATATATCCAGCCAATGCCGGTCGGCTTGTTCCAAGTCCCGGAGGATAAGAATTCCTGATACTGACGCTTTACCGAATAGTCCCCATCGGCCAATTTCTTTGGCGTTACTGCCCGCGTGTCGTCAGTGCCTGTGTTCGTCTCGGCCTGCGTTGCAATCTCGATAACGCCCGCCGTGCTCTCCGATGCCGCATTGATCCCCGTCACCGTCTGCCAGACAGTATTCGTCGCATCACGGACCTTGAGCACGTTGCCTGACGTGTCGAACCACACCATGCCAGCAACGGGAGAACCCGGCTCGGAAGCGGATGTGACCCAGATGTCATCAAACGCCTCTTTCGACGCTGCGGCGTCCTCCGCATAGCCCCGAGCGCCTTTGAACCCGCCGCTGACAACAGAGGTCGAAGTCGCCCATGTGGAAGCCCCGACCTCGGAATTGTAGGCATTCGTGGCCGACGTTGCGGCGTTGCCGGCTGACGTGGACGCGGCAGATGCGGAACCAGAGGCATCGTTCGCGTAGCCGCGCGCGCCCTTCAGCCCGCCGTCGACCGCGCTGGTGGAAGTCGCCCACTCCTTCGCGGAACCGGCGGCGGGATCGCCGTCGCCTGTTCCACCGACTGCCCATGACTTTGCGGAGTTCTCAGAGCCCTCAACGAAGCCGTTGGTTTTCTTAGCCCAATCTTCCGCAAGCTGGACGTCAGCGTCGGTTAGCGCCTCAACCTGAGCCTTGTTGACGGCATCGGCGGGGTCAGTAGCGTCGGCAACGTTCGTAAGGCGCTGGCTGTTCATGCTCACCGCGCCGTTCGGCGCGGCAAGTTCATTCAGGCGGGCTCGGAACGCGTAGCAATTGGTCCCGTTGGAAAAGACGATCGCATCAGCCCCGGCCGGAACGGATGCAGTCGAGCCGCCGCTAGGCGCGAGCGTAATGGCCTGAGATGCCGAGTTTCGGATGAAATACCATTTCTCGACACTCGGAATGGTGATCGCGGTGCCGGAGGCGTGAGCATTGGAAAAGATGAGGATGCGCTGGCGGCTCGTATCGCTCTCGCCGTTCTTGGTGTAGGTCGCGGACGACAGGTCGAAGGTAGCACCGCCGCCGAGATTGACGCTCTCCACGCCGTCCAGCGCCTCGTCAAACAGGTCCGTCGTGCGCTGGTTTAAATTCTGTCCCCAGACATTTAAACCCTCCCCGGTCGCCTGCTTTTCGGCGCGGATGCGCGACGTATAGGTGCTCGGCATCGTTACCTCACGCCGTCGTGTTGTCTTCGATAAGGCCTATGCCGGCCAGTTCGGTGAGAAGGTCTTGCAGCGCCGCGCCGGTAAACCGGCTTCCCGTGACGGACGGGGCATTAGCGCCAATCCGCGCATCAAGACGCGCCTTCAGGCTGACGTTTTCCGCCTCCAGCGCGGCGATACGCCTGCGCAGGACTGCGGTCACGAGGTTCACCTGATTGACGACATCGCGCAGTACATGAGCGACGTCCGGCCCGCCATCGGCGATGACGCGATCAAGATCGGAGGAGGCCATTACGGGGTCGGGCCTTTGACGCGCACGGATGCCCGCGCCCATTTGGAGCGAAGGTCCTCATCGAGCAGGCCGCGCTTCAGATTGTCGTAGAGTGCGCCCCATACCGGTATCCGCCCGTCGTCCATCATGAACGCTGCGGCCTCAATGAGCGAGCCATAGAGATAGAGGCCGGGGCATTTCGTCAGAAGCCAGTTCGTGCTCGCCGTCGCCAAATCCGGGATCGCCTCATAGTAGCGAAGCACAAGGTTTGATGACGAGGCGGGCCACGTCTTGATATCGGAACCCATGACAGCAAAATACTTGGCAGTCCCCGCCGACGCGGATGCGAACTGTTCGTCCGCGAAACTTGGGTCGGCCGCCGCCAACACCCGTCCGCCGGCATCCTTCACCTCAATGAACTCAAGGTAGCCTGCCGGCAGAGGCCCCGAGCCGCTCGTAATCGTGACGGTTGCCTGATCTTCCATGTCGCGGCAACGCAATTCCCGGTTGAGGCGGGAGTGGGCCAGAGCAATCAGGTCCGGAACCGCAGCCGCAAAGCCCGTATCGCCGTCACGCATCGCGTGAGTGATGATCGCGGCCTGGAGTTCGGTGTAGTTGGACAGCGCCATCAGAGATTGCCCCGGAACGTGCGCAACTTCTGATTGTCGGAATCATTCAGAAAGCGATTGATCCAGCCTTCGTCACGATCCCCAACAGCCTTGGCGAAGTCGCCGTGATAGTAGATGCCGTTCGGGATCGACGCGACGACGCGACCGTCACCCCATCGCTGCCCATAGGACGCGTTGTAGCGCTCACGGTTCGCCTCGATGACCGGATCGACGCGATAAACGTGGCACACATGCGTCACGCCATTGTCGTCGGTATAGACCCACGCGCGGACATCGAACCGGCACGGGTCGGAGACGAGCTTGCCCTTGCCCTCGAAAGGGTCGGCGAGGAAATCCTCGTCCATGGTCAGGCAAGCGCCTTCGCGATCTGACGATGGGTGTTCGGCGTTGGCAGCGCGCGACCGTCTGCCAGAACGCGTTCCGCGTCGGTGACGTGCAGGATTGCAAGGCCCGCCGAAATGCGCTCATGCCCGCGAGAGCCGTCAGAAGACTGCTGATCGAAGAACTTCCCGTCTTCGCCTAGCAGATAGCGCGGGACGTAGTTGCGCTGAAGCAGCACTTCGACCGCCCCATCGCCTACAGGCCTCGGCGCTGGTTCCGGCTGCGGAGCAGGCTCGACTTCCGCAAGAAGCTTCAATTCTTCGAGGATTTCGCCTTTGGTGTTCGGGATGTTCTCGCCGATCAATTCCTTGGCGCGCGCCTTCCATTGCATGAAGGGGGCCTTGTCGGCGGCTTCGATCAGTTCGCGGGCAGACAGAGACATGATTGCTCCTGTGAGAATGGAAAGGGCCGCTCACGCAGAACGGCCCGTCCGGGTGGTGTTAGTCGTCGGCGCCCATGAAGCCCCAGACGTAGAAGGAGCCGGTCACATCGATGGTGGAGTTCGCATCGATGGTCGCGGCGGAGCCCGACCAGTTGAGGTACAGGTCAACGGCAGTCGCCGTACCGTCCAGCGGCGTCTGCGCCGCAGTGACGGTCGTGGCGTTAAGCCCGGTGGACGGCAGGGTGATCGACTTCGTTGCCGCGAAGTTGACTTCCGTACTGGTCAATGCGCCATCGCCAGCGTCCGCCGCGGCGGAGCCGAACGCGATGACGAAGGCCGCGTCATTCGCCCCGCCCGTGAGCGCGGAGCCTTCCGTGAAGCCGCTCCAGGTGTGGGACGAGCCCAGCACCTGAACGACGCCCTCGTTGAAGTCGAATATCTTCAGCGAGCCGGATGAACCGGAGGCGGCGGCGTCGGTGACGGTCACGCGCGCTGCCGTGAAGGTGAACTTCATCGAGAAGAAGCGGCCGTTGACGCGGGCTTCGGTGATCTTGACGGAGCCGGACGCCGGCTGCGCCGCAATCGTACCAATGGAGGCGAGCTTGTCGCCCCATGCGGAGTTGTGAGGCATGGTGGTGATCCTTCAGATCAGGAAAGGGAGAAGAGAACGGGCGGCCGAAGCCGCCCGAAAGGCTTACGAGCTGGCGGTCATGCCGTAGAGGTCGGCTGCAACGCCGTGAGCCGCCTCATTATCACAAATGAGGGTTACCTCGGCCTTGAGGACGCCCGGAATGGCATCGCCGTCCTTCTTGACGTCCTTGTCCTCCTTGATGCGGCGGAGCCAGCCAAGGCGGGCCTTGCCGTCATCGATAAGGAAGGCGTTGCGGGCGAGCGACGCCCCGACGCGCGCCATCTGGCGGTTCGGGATGACGTCGATCCGGCCGAAATCGGACAGATAGACATCGGCCGCGCCGACGATGGTACCTTCCGACTTGCCGTCCAAGGGCATGCGAAACGCAGCCACATTCGTGTCCGACATGAAGGTGGAGAAGACGCGCTTCACATAGGGGCTGACCATCAGCTTCTTCGGGCTGCCGCCCGACTTGTAGGTGGTCTCGATGACGCCATCGAGGATGGTCTTCGTGAAGGCGCGCTGATCGCCGTTGGTCGCCGCATCAACCACGCCCGTAGACGAGTTGAAGCCGCCGGACGAGCCGTTCGTGCCCATGGAATCGTTCGACGCGAGCCATGCGCGGAGACCCGCCATGCGCGGCGGGACCGAGCCGGAGCCCGCAACCGAGGCCTGGTTCATGAGAATGGCCGCCTCGATGTCGATGCGGATTTCCATGCCCTTCTTGGTCTTCTGGTAGGCGACCTCGGACTTTTTGCCGGCCTTGTCCACCGCCTCCTGAGTTTCGGCAATCAGCCAGGTCTTGTCGAAGATCTGGGTATAATTGCCGACCTTGGAGGGAGCATCGGTCGGGTCGAACGTATAGGTGAAGCCCTGCACATTGGCGTTCGACGTATCCGGCGTCGCCAGAGAGTCGAGAGGCCATTCGTGCTTGGTGGCTTTGACGGTGCGCGCGCCGCTGTTCAGCATCGAATATGCCGGGGTTTCGTCCGGCGTGATGAGGCTGATGAGGTCGTGCAGGTCTTCGCGGTTCGTCGCCGCGCCGTCGTAGGTATCGTAGGCGTTTACGAGCTGGGACATGATCCCGGTTCCTTCAATCGAGTTCTGCGACAAGGCGGGCGATGTCGGTCACCGACCCACCGGTTCTGCGCGCTCGGCTGATGAGTTCCTGCCGTTTGGCCGCTGCTGCCGCCTCCGCCGTCTGCCGTTTGCCGGGCTCCGCCACCGGAGGCGTTTGCGCCTGCGTGGCTGCCGGCTTCGGCTTTGGCGGATCGGCTTTAAGCTTGCGGTACTTGAGCCCATCCATGGCGAGATCGGCCATGCGCATGACGCGATGGTCGACCGCCTGACCGTATTCCTGCGGGGAGAAGCCCAAATCCTGAGCCAACTGCACATAGTCAGCATGGAACTTCTCCCGCTCACTCTTGTCACGCAGACGAGGAATGGCGGTGAAAAGGGCCTGCTGCTGTTCTGCGATGTAGGCCTTGGTCTGGACTGCCTGCTGCTGCTGGTTTGCCTGCGCCTGCTGCGCCTGCGCCCATTGCAGCTGCCGCAACTCGTCTATCTTGCGGTTCCGGTAGACAACGGCCTTCTGATACTCGGCCTGCTGTTCGAGGAAACCAACAGGATTGGACGGGTCATAGACGGGTGGTTCAGGCTCCTGCGGGATCGCCGCCTGTGCGTTGGCGATGGCCAGCGGGAGAGCCTGGGCAAGGAACTGCTCTTTCTGAGCGTGCTGGGCCTGAGCATCGCGAAACTGCTGCACGCGGGCAGTCAGTTCCCGTTCGATCTCAGGCAGCTTCCGAATCTTGTCGATGTTCTCGTTGACGAACTTCTTGTCGAACTCGAAGCCGTCACGCAGACGCATCTTCTTGTCCGGAGAAATCCGGTCCCAATCGATGAACTCGACCTCTTCGGGTTGAGTTTGCGCATCTTCCGCCTCTGGCCCTGTCGACACGGCCGCCTCAGCGGTCTCGGTCGCGGCCTGTGCGGCTTCCGCATTGACGGGGGCGCTCGCTTCAGCCGGGTTGGCCGCTTCGGCGTCCTCATTGTCCATCCATCGCTGAGCTGCGTCATCGATAGACAGGATTGCCGGCATATCGCCCGCAGGCGTCGCCGTATTCTCCCCGCCCGCAGGCGCGGAAGTCGCATTTTCCGTTGTCATGAAAGATTCCCAAGTTCCACGGCCGGAAATCAGACCCGGCAGTGAGCGGACGCACCGCGTTCATGGACTTGTTGCGCCGTGTCGTGGCGCCGACGATGCGAGGCCGGGCCTCGAATTACGCAATCTTCGGCTGCTGCCGGGCTATTACCTCACCTTCGCTCACGAAGGCCTGCAATTGGGCCTTTACGGCCCGAATGGCGTTGATCTGGTTGACCTTGTCCCTGCGCTCAAGGTCCATTTCAGGGCCAAGCGCCAGCAGAATTTCAAGATTGGCGCGCTCAAGTCCTTCCAGCGCGTCCTTCATCACGTCGGAATCCAGAAATTCCTTCGCGCGGCGCGCCCGATCGGCAATAGCGAGGCGTTCGGATTCGGTCATCAGACCCCCGGAGCCGTAATGTTGGTATCAGCCACGGGCGGGCGCTGGATCATCTGCATGGCGTTCGCCTCTCGCGTCAGTTGCGCCTCGAGAAGCATTTCTTCACGCTTCAGCGAGGCTTTCTGCACGGCAATTTCGCGGTCCAGTTCGATCTGGGCGGCCGCCTTCTCGCGCATGAGCTGGATTTCCTGCTGGCCGCGCTCGCGGTCGGCCTGCATCTGCATGGCAGAGCGCTCACGAGCCGCGTTGAGGTCGATGAGCGCCTTTTCCTGCGCAAGTCTGGCGTCGGAAGCGGCTTCCATGTTCTTGCGCTCGATGTCGGCCTTGAGTTCGGCTTGCTGGAGTTGCAACTTCGCCTGCATCTCCATCATTCTCGGATCGGGCGGCGGCGGCTTCTGCGCTGACTGCGCGCGCATCTCGGCTATTTTCTCCTGCGAGATGTTCGGGAAATAGCTGTCCGGGTTCGACAAGCCCGCAGCTTCCGCCATCTTGCGGTCGGTATCCGAGATATGGCCGATGTTGCAGAACTCGTTGAACGGGCCAAAGATGCCGACGTATTCCTTCTGCGCGTTCCGCACGCCCATGAGCATTGCGATGTCGCGGTCACGGGTTCCGGTTCCGAGACCGACGTTCACCGTCACGTCCATGTCCGCGTCCCAGCCGCGCGGGTCCATCGCAACCCACTCGCCGCGCAGACGTATCGTGCGCGGCCGGTCCTGATACTTGGTGATAAGCTTCAGGCAGCAGGAGAAGAAACGCTTCAGTCCGCCGAAATTCGCGATATTCCGGGCGTACTCCTCGGTCTTGGAATGCGCCTGATCGGCCGCCATCGCGCTGGCCGTCGCGGTCTGGTTCTGGAGCTTGTCCAGATCGAGCGCCATTGCGTCTTCGGAAATCCCGGTACGGCGGCGAAGCACCTTGTCGCTGTATTCCAGAATCGGGGCTATCTGCGGCGCGATATACTCCCGCTCGACGGGCTGCACGACAGGCGCGCCCGGCGCGACCGTGCTCTTTGCGAGAATGATCCCGCCAAAAGTCGGGTTGACCACCTCGCCCATCGATGTCGGCTCAATCGAGCCCTGATACACGATCTGCTGAGGATTGATGATCTGGTACATGTTGTCGATGATGCCGCGAAGGCCCATCGTCTTGATCTGCGACATGTCATAGGCATCGTCGTAGATGCAGCCGCCGCGCCAGGTGTGCGCACGCGGGTCAGGCACGACGTCCGAGAACGGGAGGTCGTCACCCCATTCCTCGTTCGACAGGATATGCTTTTTGCTGGTGCCGCCGGCAGCGATGATCCGGCGCCGTTCGGCAATTCCGTCCCCGTCATAGTCGATCAGCACATAGCATTCGTACCGCTGGACATATTCGGTCGAATGATCCGGCGGGTTGTCGTCCGCATCCATCAACTCGTCACGGTCGCGACGCGCCTGCGTCATCTCGTCCGAGTCGAAGGCCGGGATTTCGTCCACCTTGGCCTTCGTAAAACCCTCCTTGACGAGGTCGGACCTTGTGACACGGGAAACATGAGCGCAGAAGCGCACCGTCTCATCGAGCGCCTTGGCTGTACTGTCGATCAGAAATTCCTCGTCCGGGACCGCCGCAGCCCGCAGACGGCCGGATGACTTGATGCGCTTGATCTTCACATCGTGGAGCATCTCAGGCTGCGGGATCGGCAGGCCCATGGCGATGAGCTGTCCCGCCCCGCCAGCCTGATCGATCAGCGCCTGCGCTTCAGCGGGCATCTGGAATGCCGGGTCCGGATACTCGGTATGCTCCAGTTCTTCATGAAAGTCGTCGGCCGACAGAAGCATGTTGTATGCCGCCGCATCAAGGCCGGCAAACTCGTCCGTAGCGTACTCCGGCGTCTTGTCCCACCAGTGCTTCAGGATGCCATTGCCGATCAGGATTCCGTCCGAGAACGCGTCACGAAAGAGCCTGTAGCCGGCGCATTCCTTCATCACGACATAGTTGACGTAATCCGTCGCCTGATCGGCATACTGCTCATGCTCTTCCCGGGTCGGCTCGTATACCGCGACACGATCAGACGAGAAAAACACACGCAACAGGCTGGGCAGAATGAGGCCGTGCAAGTCCGCAACGTCGCGGCTGACAATCTTCGACCGGCCTTCTACCGGCGGCAGCTCCGGTATCTTGCCGTTGAAATAGTCCAGCGCAGCTTCGCGATGCTTCGCGCGGTCGGTCTGGGTGTAGTTCAGGGCGTCCGCGATCTGCCCGTCTATGACGCGCGCAAGATCATCGTCCGACATCCTGCCGGTACGTCGAGCCATTCAGACTTCCTTGCAATCAGACGATCGAGAGAGGCTTGCGGGAGGGGAGAACGATCTTCGAGCCGGCGGCACGTTCACGAAAGAACCACGCCATGATCAGCGCGTCGGCATCATCGGTGGATGACCCGAGGCGCTTCTTGATATCTTCCTTCGCCTCAACCTGAATCTTGACGCCGCGCAGTTTCCATTTCGGCGCGGTCAATTGCGCCTGCAAGCGCACATCCGGCGGTATCTCGATTACCGGATCATTGGAGGGATCGAGGTCTTCACGCAGCCGCCACCAGCTTTCAGCGCGCAAATTCAGAAATTCGAGTTTCTGATCTCTTGTCTTGGCTGCGGTGCCTTCTGACGCCACAAACGGCTCAGCATCTATGCGATGATGCGTCTTCAGATGATCGCGCGCCGATCCTCCCCACCCACCAGTCAGATCGATCGCGATCAGACAATCGTCACGCCGCGTGTTGAGCACCATCAGAGCGACGGAGGGACCGTCCGGCGTATTCTTTCCCTTTTCGCGCACAAGAGCCTCAAACCGGACGCCATGCAGGGGCGCGAGCACCGTAGCGTCGCCCCCGCCCTGCGCCACATCGACGCCAAGGCAAAGCATCTTCGGCCGTTCTCTGTCTTGGTTCCTGCGCCATCTGTCGTGAGCCAACAGCAGCCAGTCGGTCGGTATGACCTGATACGGGTCGTCCTCCCTCCCGGCCATGAAGTCGCCATGCAGGAGTTGAGACCGAAGCGGCTCAGGCATCGCATTGATCTGCGCGCGATAACCAGTGTCCCGAAGGTAGAGATTGTCATCAAGCTTGGACGGGATAAACGTGCGCGATAGTGCCTCGTACTCGACGCCATCGATCACATGCTTACCAGGGCCGTCCACCCATACGGTGCGAATTTCGCTTCTGTCACCTACCGTGATCGCCCACCGCAGTTCACCGGGCTCCGCAGGGTTCGGGAATGCCGGATCAAGCCAAGGCGCGAACCATTCAACCAGCCATTGACCATCGCCGCCGATCGGCGGATTGGAGCCAATAACAGCCCTGCATCGCACCCCATCAGCCGACCGGAGCCAACCCAGGACGAAGTTTACCTTGTACGCGGTAAGCTGCGCCCCCTCGTCAAAGCCGATGAAATCGTGGGGCCTTCCTTGCCATGACAGTTCGGAGCCGGGGTTCTCCAGATGCCCGCACTCAATCAGCCGGTTGTCGTCTGTAACGAGGCGCTTCTTGTTGCTGTCCGACTTGGCGTTGCTCGGGCTGATTTCGAGCAGGCGGTCCCAGAAGCCCTCCAGATCGGTCGATTGCCGGCGGAAAATAACCGAACGACGATGCTGCGTCAGCGCAAGGCCGCACAGAAGGTCGGATTTGCCGCCGCCCGCCGCGCCGCCGTAGAGCAGGAGATCGGCATCGGAAAAGAAAGCCTCAGTCTGCGGCCCCGGTTGCGGCAGCCACTTTTGCGCCAGCTCCTTTTCAAGCGTCTTGTCGAGGTTCGCCTTATCCTCTGGCGACATCTCAGCCAGAAGCGCTTTCAGGTCAGCAAACCCGTCCACAGGGCTCAGGCCTTACCGGATACTTCTCGCTTGGCCTTCGACGCGAGAAACGCCATGGCCTTGGCGCGGTCCAGATCGGAGACTTCGCGCATTTCGATCGGCCCGCCGTCCTTGCCGGTGTGCTCAACCCTGTCCTTGAACATGCCGAGATGCCGGCCGATATCGACCAGCGCCGCCCGCTTGTCGTGCAGCTTGATCTTGACGCCGCCGGTCGCGTTCTGGCTGACCTCGGCGATGGCGGCGGCCGTCTCGTCGTCCAGTTCATCGCTGGCGACCATCTGGACCGTGTTCGTCACGACGGTCTTGATCACCGCGATGTCGCCGCCGTCCGGGTTATCCTCTTCGGTGATCATAGCACTCTGCCATTTGACCGCCTTGCGGATGTCCGCAAACCCGATCTTGGCAAGCTCCTTGAGAACGCGATCGGCCGTGATGTCTGTGCGTTCGGACCGCGACTTCATCGCGGCCTCAATGGCGGAGGCTATGTCAGGTTTTGTAAGGTTCTCTGCTCCGATTGCGCGCGCTGTGTCCTCGCTGTACCCGGCCCTGATTGCAGCCTGAGTAGCATTCAGGTCGATGAGGTATTCACGAACGAATGCGCGCTGCTTCGGCGTCAGTTCGTTTTCCCATTCTTCGGCATCACTCATACATATTCACAGCGGACGCGCCGCTGCTCCAGTGTATTCGCCGTATTCCCCTGATTGACCGTGGTACACATGATCCGCCCGAAGGCGCCGGAAGCCGGCCCACGGTGATGTCTTCCATCTCGATCAGAGGCTAGTCCACTGACGGCTGGCAGCAGTGAGGAGAACGCCGGTCTCCGGTTTTCAATACCCGCGCACGCGCTCGAAGAAGGTTTCGCCTTCCGGGTTGGGCGCGAAGCGGTTTCCCTGAGGACGGCCGCCGCCAGTGGCTGCCTTCTTGTCCTTGTCGTCCTTCGTTCCGAGCAGTTGCTTGAGCAGATCGGATTCGGGATCGGTGAAGGCGTCCATGAGCATCTGGCTGATTGAGCCGTCCTTGAAGCCCATGATGTTCGCGGCTTCGGCGGGATTGCTCAACAGCGGATTGCTGTAGTCCCAGAAGCTGCCCGGCATCATGGCCTGATGCATCGTCCCCTGACGCGCCGCCTGCTGCCATGCCGGTACGTTCGTCTGGCCCGGATTGTTCAGCATGCGGTTGAGGTATTCGTCGGTGCCGGCGATGTTCTGCCGGACAGCCTGCATGCCCTGGTTCTGGAGGATCGGATCGAGGTGCTGCGCAACGCCGGCCTGCATGTCGCGGCCAAGAAGCTGCTGGAACTGCGAATTGATCGCCGGGAGTGCGGTGGAGACGTTCTCCTGCGATACGCCCTGCTGCTGGCGGCCGTTCCAGTAGGACTCGTCATCCCCGTTCATAGGAATGCCGAGCGCGGCGTAGATATCAGCGATGCTGAACGAAGTCGGGGCGAGTGCGTCTGCCATGTCGTGCCTCTACCTACTCGCGATGGCGGATGAAGCCGATCGGGTCCATCTTGCGGCGCGCCATGATCTTGTTGCCGTCCGCATCGCGAACGCCGATTTCGACCAGTTCCTCAGTCTCGAATACGGTGCGGGAGAGATAGTTCTCGCCGTCCGGTTCCGTCGTGACGTCTGCCGAACGCGGGCGGATCACGTATTCACGCATATCGCTCACTGCTTCCTGTTCGATGCGGCGCAATGCACCGTGATTGGCGTCATGCAGTCATCGCGGGTGCAGAGAACGGCCTCAGTCGCCTTGATCCCGCAGATCGCGCAAATGAAGATCACTGGCTTCGGTTTGCGGGGCATGGCTCAGCCTTCAAGCCAGCCTTCAATAACGCCGAGAAGGCTGCGTTCCTCCTGACGCTGGTAGAAGTCGTACTGTCGATCGCTGATCATCCGAGCGCGCATCCATGGCGCGACGGAGCGAAGAGTGCTGACCTCTTCGTAGATGCCCTGCGAATGTCGAGTTCGCTCGTGCTCTTTCTGAGCAGTCGACTTCCCGCGAAGCTTGTCGAGACGTTGCTTCGCGAATGCTACGGCATCAGCCGGGGCCTGGGCGCACCCAAGGCCATGCGCAAGCGCACCATGGTACCCCATCGGGGACGCCATCGGAGGCGCTGCCCGGTGGACAGCCATCGCAGCTTGGGCTGCAATCTTCGGCCCGGCAACGGCGGCTCCTGCGCTCGCTCCGAAGAATGCACGTCGATTCAGCATGTGCTATCCTCGCCGGGTGAAACTCTTCCTCACCGCCCAGCTCCTGCTCACCGCGCCAGCCATGGCGGAAGACATCGTGGGCAGGGCCGATGTGGTGGACGGGGACACGATCTCCATCCACGGCGCGCGCATCCGTCTCGACGGCGTAGATGCTCCGGAGAGCTGGCAGACGTGCCATGATGCAGGCGGCAAGCTCTATCGTTGCGGCGCTCGCGCTGCCGAGGCGCTTGATGCCCTGCTGGCCGCGTCACGCCCTACGAGATGCCGGAAGGTCGATACGGACAGGTATGGCCGCGTCGTCGCGGTGTGTTTTCGCGGCGATGGGGTCGAAGTGAACGCCTGGCTCGTCCGCAACGGCTTTGCCATCGATTACCGCAAATACAGCCGGGGCAGGTATCTGTCCGAGCAAGCCGAAGCCAAGCGCCATAAGCGCGGCATCTGGTCCGGCGCCTTCACCCTGCCTTGGGAGGCCCGCCGCATGAAGCGGGGGAGTTAGGTGGGCACCCGGTTATCACAGCCGCGCGTTTACGATCCGCAACGGTTCTATGCCGGAAGAAGCGCTGTTGAGGAGCGTTTGGCGATCAACCCGGCGACCCCTCGGCTCTTGCCCGAACGCAATCTACCACAATGCCGCAGATTGGCAAAGTCAGGACGGCTGGACCGCTCGCTTCCCACCCCGGGTTGGTCAGCGGTTACAGGTGGTTCGCCTCAGCAGCATTCGCTGCCCACTGGCTCCCACTTCGCCGCACGACCTCACGGGCCTTAGCCTCGTCCGTCCGCCGTCCTGATTGCTGCGAGGCGGCGGCATCACGTCCGTCACTCCGCCTGTCGGGCATGGCGATCAGGCTTTCGCCCGTATCCCGATCAGCTGTAAGCGCCTCGCATCTGTTGCCCGCCGTGGCGGGGAATCTGCTCGCTACCTCAGCGCAGCGTTCACATCCCTGAATGTGCAGCGGAGCAGCGCGGCTATCGTCGCGACGCCGACGCCACGAGCGAATAGACGCCTGATCTCCGCGTAGAGCGGTTCGGGTCGCACGGGATGTCCTGATTTTTGGCAAAGCTTCGCAACAGGCCACTTGCGAAAGGTGGCATCAGGCCGGGCCTCTGGCCCCGTCGCCCGTATCGCAGCGGTCAAATTAACCCCTTCAAAGTTAATTGTCTAGGCCTGCGAACGCCTTTTCCCAGATTGGATCAGAGATATGGTGCTTTCGTGCACACCGTACCTCGCCGCCGTCACCGCAATTCTTTCGTTCCCGCGCATCGATCTGATGGTCTGGATGTCATGGTTCGGGATTTTTGAAGTACGATACAAAGGCGCGACGCCACTCCCCCGCAACTTAGCGCCTTCCGCATGATTTTCGGCGCGAGATGCCCAATGCAGATGCCTTGGGTTGACACACCCCTGTCGCCCCTTCCCGCATATGTGCGCGGCCTCGTTTTTCCCTTTCGGCGGCTCACCGTGGGAAGCTATGCAGACGTACCTATGGGCACCCATCACCTTGCCGTTGAATGAAACCTGCCCGTAACCATCCCGGGTTCTCGGCTTGAACTGCCAAAACACGCAATCATCGGTGCCAACTCGCTCAACCAACTCATCCAGCCAAGCGATGGCGGCGCCGGGCGAGCTATGCCCAGCAAGGGCGTCACCGTTGCGTTTCCATCGGAAATAATGGGATGTGCACCACCCGCGGGCAAATACCGCCTTGCAGCACCCTAGAATCGAGCATGTCGGCTTGTCGGCCATTCTCCACTCCAGCCGTCTTCGTCACTTAATTGTCTGATTCTGATGATTTTTCGCCTATTCCGCAAGCTTCAATATCGTCAAGATGCGGCCTTCAAGAACTCATACGGGACCGTGATCGTCTCCGTAGCAGCGTCCAGCCCTTGAAGGATGACCTTGACATGATCCTGGTCTTCCCAAGCTGCCACGGTCGCGTCCCGTCCGACCTTATCACCCCAGATCAGCTTCACCTCTCGTCCCGCGAATAGCTTCTTGCGCGCGTTCCTCGAAGCCAGTTTCACCTTTTCACGGGCGATGCGCTCCTCCGACTTGGACAGGCTGGCAGCCTTGGCCTGAGCCTCATCGCGACAGTTCGCCTCGAAAAGCCTGAGACGGAATAGGTCAACGGCGTTTACGGGGAATGGCCGGCCACCGAACGCCACTACGCCGCTCACACCACGAACATCCATGAGACGCGGCCAATCTGCGTCCTCCAGATCGCCGACGAACATGTAGCCCTTGAGAAGCGGAAACCTGCGAAGCTCATACACTCCGCGCTTGTGCCTGTTGCGGACGACCGCGAATTCGGCCGGCATGTAGTAGGTAAACGCCGCGTCCTTCAGCGCCAGTTCCACGGCGGAATAGTCCGGGTTGATGCCTGAGGCTATCCGATAGCCCTTCCGACCGCCGACTGAATTCCCGTTCTCGTCTTCGCTCTCCGGCCAAAACTCCCGCTTCGGCTGCTGAGCGCCGGGCGTTGTGCGTATCGCGTACCACATCCACAGTCCCTTTTTTTGAGTTTCGCCGCCTGTTGTGCTATGTGCGGCATTGGATAGTTCGGGACTGATTTGGGCCGCTGCTGGCTTTAGCCGGTGGCGGTTTTTTCTTTGCTCACATCAGCTTTGTGTACCCGGATGACTGGCGGCGGCCGGAGCCTATGGTGTGCGGGTCTGTCGCCTGCGTCGGCTTGACCATGCGTTTCGGTTTTGGCCCTGGCGGACGCGGCTTGGGGGCGACGATCTGGCGCGGCGCTACCCCGTTCCTCGCTGCAAGCTTGCGGACATAGCCAGGGTTGACCCCGTACTTGCGGCCTATGTCGGCCGAGTTTCCCCCGGCCCGGTAGGCTGCGATGATCTCGTTTCTTTCAGACTTGGTGAGGCGGGCCATCAGCGAAGCCCCCTCACCTTGAGCGCATGCAACAAAGTCGTATGGTCTCTCTTGAACAGCCGGCCCAGCATGGGGAGCGACATTCCCGGATAACTCGTCGCCACAGCTGCAACCGCATCAAACCTAGCCTGAATAAGAGGCCGAGCGCGTGAAGGGCCAAGCACATCATCGACCGTAAATCCATGCCATGCCGCGACCCGGCCAATGAGATTGCGCGCATCGAACGGCGTGACGGGACGCGGCTTTGGGATAGCTCGTTCCAGCCGCAGGGCTTCCATCTCACGACGCTGTTCTGCCCGCCTTCTCGCTTCCGCCGCTTCGGCCTGCCTTCTCTCCCACTCCCGCGACGCAGCTATCAGCGCATCGCGACGTGGAGTGGCGCGACGTTCGCTTGCGATGCGCTTGGCTCCAGCTTCGGTAAATCGTGATGATACAGCGAACATCGGGGCCGCCTGCTACTTGCTCGAAACACGGCGATACGCGGCGTCCGCGTCGATCACGGCCTGAATGATCAGGATGGTCAGGCTCCTTCCGGCGTCTGCCTTCGCTTCCTCCCGCACCAATTCTTGAAGCGCGAAAATCTCATCATCACTCAATGCTTGGGTAATCTTGTCGGAGGCGACCAATGCCTCATGAGCCCAGTTGCAGATGTCCACGTAGTTATTCTGTAGTGACATTATGCTGCCTCCGCGTTGCTAGTGATTTTCCATAGCGGGGTTATGCCGCCCATGCCGCGATAGCCTTCGACTTCAGGAAGATATTCGAGCGTGACGTCGCCCTTCCGGCCCGACCACGAAAATCTCGCCTTCTTGACCCAAACGACCGTCTCGTTCTGGACCGGATTTGGGACATCGATCACCACGCCATGATCCGGCTTGTTGAACCACGCGGCAGAGCCCTCGCAATCGTACAGCGTCGGGACCCGGCTATTGCCGTCCTTGCCGACTTCCTTCGTGGGGTGCACGACGACGATGGCGAGGACGTCGTACCGGAGGGCAAACCGCCTGATGCTGCGGAGTGCGCGATTGACGTATTGCGTTTCGCTCTCACCCTTCGGCCTGGCATGCTCGACCTCATTCCACGGATCGATCACCAGGACCTTGATCCCGTCACGCAGCACGGCATCTGCGGCGCGATCCAGCAGCCACTCCAGCGTCAAGTCTTCGTCGCCACCGCCAGTCGGGTCATCATCAATGAAAACGAAATGCTCCTGAATGAACCCGTCTGCCTCTTCGATCATCTGGCGGTGCCAGCGCTCCTTGCCGGCTCCTGTAACCGCCAGCCTCAGCTTGAAGCGCAGCGCCGGGACCGTGGGGATCTCGAATGAGGCCACCGCGCAAACCCAGCCATGCGCGCGAGCCAGATTGACACAGAGGTTCATCACCCAGGTTGACTTGCCGTGACCGGGTATGCCCGTCACCACCATCAGTTCACCCAGCCACGGTTTCAGACAATCATCGAGTTCTGGCCAGCCCGTGGAGTACGTCCGAGGCTCGCCCGTGTCCGGATAGTCGCTGAGGCGATAGAGACCTTTCACCGGGTAAGGACGGGCCTCATTCAGACACTTCGTCACAGCATCGCGCCCGTGCTTCATCAGCACGTCGTTGAGGTCCTTGCAGCCCTCCGGATAGACCACGAACATGCATCGAGAAGCAGACAGGCGCCGCTTCAGTTCTGCGGCAAGCCGCCGGCCCGGACCATCACTATCGACCGCCAGAATGAAGCGCTTGATGCGCTTGATGCGGTCGCGGTTGTTCCAGACGAACTCGAATTTCCCATCCCGTTCACGCTCAGGGTCTGCCTCGGCCAGCTCCTCCGGGTCTTCCCCATCGCGTACTGCCGGCGCACCATCCGGCACCGAGACGGTAAGCGGGAAACCGCAATCAATCGCCGTGATGGCATCGATCTCGCCCTCGGTGATAATCAGCGGGTAATGATCCAATGCCGGGTCATCGAGAACGTCTGCGTTCCAGAAGGTGCGGCGACCATCCTTTCGCTGCCAGAATTTCTTGCCTGCGGCTCGGTACTTCTCGGCTACAATCGAACCGCGTTCGATGAAGGGGAACACGACGATGTTGCCGTTCTCGTCCGGCACGACGTGCGATTCCCCATCCTCTCCAGTCACCGATCTACCGGTATAGATGCTCAAGCGGACGACGGTTTCGGGGTCGATGCCTCGCGACTGGAGCGCCTTCAGTGCGAAATTCCCCACCCTCGTAGTATTCTCCACCGTGCCAGCCGCAATGGTGGCAGTTGAATCGAACCCCGAGCCGGCCGATCTCGACGGAAAGGCAAGGCTCTCGTTTATTGCGCCGGGTGTGCGAACATCTGGGGCAGGTTGATTTCTGGTTTCCGTCGACATGGCGCTTGAGTATGATTCCGTTGGCGTTCAGGATTTCGGCGGCGGTTTTCATATCCGTGGGTCCGGCGCCAACCGCCGATCCATCGCCTTCGGGATCGACGCCAAATGGATGCGGCTCACGATTTCGCGCTCTTTTTTCGCCAAGCTGTTCGAGACCGCCCGGAACCAGTTACCGCCCCCGGCCTTCACTTCGCCGGCCCACAGGTCGAGCGATAGCAATTCCGCCTCCAGCGACAGATGGGCGTAGGATGATCGCCACTGGTTCAAATCCTTGCCAGTCAGCTTGATCGTTTGCCCGCTGAATGCGTACCGATCATCCCCGACGAAGCCGGCGTCAGCCGGTTCTTGGTTGATGATATTCTCTGTCTTCTCAGAACTATCTTCTAATTCTGGTTCTGGTTCTGTATGGTCGAACCGTGGAGATTCTATCTCCTTGATTTTGTTAGGCCTGCTTCTGTTTTCACGTTGTTTATCTTGAAGTTTCGTGAGAGTTTCGATCTCCGAAAGTGCGCGATAATTCGTCAGAAACTCTCCGATCACCACAAGCTTACCGGCCTGGATCAGCGTTTCGCGAACAGCTTTCCACTTTCGGACCGAGCATCCAAGAAGCCCGGAAAGGTAGCGTGGATCGTCTGGAAGATTGCCCGCCTGCATGTAGATCAGGTCGAGAATTACGCGATACGCGCACTTCACCTCGAATGGCATCCCGATTGTGCCTTCGATGAAATCGCGAGGGTACGCTTTGTAGTAAGGGAGTCCGTTCATCTTACCTCGCTCCAGTAGCTTTCAGGCAGAGAGGCGACCGCCTTGCCTACCTCGTCCCAGTCAACTTCGTTGCACTCACAATCGAGCGGAGACACGCCATTCGTTCGCAAGATGAACAAATGGTCTCTCAGCGCCTGCCGCCCTTCTGGCGTCGTCGGCAATCTCATGATCGTAGGTCGCTGCGTCATGGCTTCGCTTGCTCCTTGCCAACTATCGCCAGCGGCCGATCAAGAGGGTCGCCAGATGAGAAATTGAGGAAGGTTCGCCATGCGCGACGAGCCTTGAGCCCGTCGTGAAAGTCGCCAGTGTGGTGTGCCCGCTCCTTCGCAACAAGGAACGCTTCCCACGCCTCGCGAGCCCGCTCGTTGATGTCGATGATGTCGGCGCTCAATGCCGTTCTCCACAGATTGCGGAAACGCGGCCTCTCACATACGACGCCATAGAATTCCTGGGGTGCAATTCGTGTCTTCCAGCCAGTTTCCACAGGCTGTGAACAACGCGGAGGATCATCACCGAACTACCTCCACATCAATGCCCTTGAGCACGCGCATCATCTTGCGCTTGAGCTTGAAGGCCTCGGTTTCGGGCGCACCCTTTACGTCTATGACGCGCAAGCGGCCCTGCTCATGGTCGAAGAATGCAGCGTCCGCGACGTAGACGCAGATCACCTCCCCGGTGGGCCCCAGGAGCGGAAACCGCTTCTGCAATTCGAGGCCGCCTATCCTGCCGGCCTTCTCAAGCTGGATCAGTTCCTCGCAGTAGGCAGCCTCGCGCTTGGACGCGTACCGCCGTCCGTCCACCACAATGGGTTCGTTTCGGAATTTCTTCGGCTTCTCAGTCTTTGACTTGCCAGCCCGGTATTCGGCGGCGGACATGCGGGTCATGCGAGTTGCGCCTCCCGCTTCGTCGTCTTCGTCGCGAGGGCCGACTTCGCCCCGCGACTGGTGTTCTTTCCGAGATTTGGAATCCACCCCGGCGGGGCCATGGTGACGGCCCAATCGCCGGGCTTCAGAGGATAGCCGGGGACCATCGTCCAGCCGTCCGCAATGCGGGCGGAAAAGAGCTTGAGCGGAACGAGTTCTATCGAGAGCGTCATCAGTAGCCCCGATCTGGAACGTAGAGGCAAATGGAACGGATGGCGTCGATCACTCCGCCGGGTGTGCATTGATGAAAGAACTCGTCCTTGGAGAGCTTTATGCGCACGTCGCTGTACGGGATGATCTCGCCCGTCAGCTTGATGCGATACCCAACCGGGCCTTCCTCCACTTCGCTGCCGGCGAGTTGCCTACAGTCCTGATTGGAGCAGCACTCCCATCCATAGCGCCAGCCTGTCGGCGCTTCGTGGGCCATCACAGGCAGCACAACCGCCGCCGAAAGGGCTAAGGAGGTGAGCGCGCGGATCATGCGGCACTCCCAAAGATGTCTGCTTGTTTGGCTTCGGGATTGCGCGACGCCTCAACGAACATGTCGGGCTGGGCATAGGCCTTTTCGATGCGCTTGCAGGCGATGTCGAAATAGCCCTCGTCGATCTCGATGCCGATGAATGAACAACCGGCGCGTACGGCAGCAACGCCGGTCGTGCCGGAGCCCATGTAAGGATCAAGAACGACGCCGCTGCAGACGCCAGCCTGCGCGAGCGTCCAATTCATGACCATCTCGGGCTTTTGTGTCGGATGAAGTCTTTGTTGGCCCGCCGTCACCTCGTGACGCGCACCGACTCCGACGCAGAGACCATCCCACAGAAGACGTAAAATACGCAGTGGCCGTGGGTCAGCGTCATTGATCCATGCTGCTTCGCCGTCGCCCTGATCCCGGACTTTTCCGGTCGGCACCTTGTCCCAAACCAGCCATGACCCTGCCGGTAACCGGTCAGCAAATTTGTGAGCTCCCCACATTACGATGCGCGGAGCCACCTGCAGCCATGGCTTAGGGTCAAAGGGCTTATCGTCGCCATGCACGGGCCGATGCACTTTAGGGCGCACGACCAGCGTCTTTCCGTTTCGCTGGACAACGGCATTGTTGCGTTTTCCGCCCGAGTGGAACGTATTGACCTTGTAGTTCTGCCCATACGGCGGGTCCGTCACCACCGCATCGACCTCGCCGAGCAGCGGCAGCACCTGAAGGCAATCGCCGAGATACAATTCGCAGGAGCCGATCACTTCCTTTCTACTCCACGCCGTCATGATGCGACCCCTGACAGCGGACGCTTGTGCAAACGTTCGCAAGTACGGCAGACACGAGAGCCCGTCTTGTTCACCCGCAAATTGTCCCCGGAAAGGGGGTGCCCTCTAAGGCAATGCGTCAATTCTTTCCGGCGCTTAGCCGCTGCGACTATGCCTCGCTCTCTGACGTGCTCGGGAACGGGTCTTGACTTTCCGCGGATCGATGCCTGGTAACAGGCGCGAGAGCAGAACCTGTTGTGTCCCTTGATGATATCGCGGCGCTTTCGCCAGAATTGATCTCCGCACTGTTGGCAAGAGAAGGTGTCCCCCGAGCGGATCGCCTCTGCCACTCTCCGACGACGCTCCTCCGTCCACTCTGTGCCGGAGCCCCCCAGACCTCCATCGGTGACGTTCAGCAGATCATCGTATTGAGAGACCCAGTAACGTTCGCGCTCAGCCCTAGTCGCAGGAATATCTGCGCACTTCTCCAGCACGATTACGCTGAAACCACTGCCCCTTTCGGAGATCCAGCGATGCACCGGAAGCGGGCTTCCCGCACGCGCGTCTAGGATATGGCCGCGCATTCGAAGCCGAAGGGACTGACTAGTGCTCCCAATATAAACCGGAGAGCCGCCATCAAAGGGCGCAATGGCGTATATGACGGCAGTACGCTCATCCCCGACGAACCTGATGCGGACGCCGGAGCAGTCGCCGATGGTGACGTCTTTGCGGATCGGGCTCATCGAAGCTACTCAGCCGCCTCCTTGAGTTTCTCGGGTTCGGCTTCGACCGCATCCTGATCGCCAGAGGCTGCTAGGTTGCGCTCAAGTTCCGCACCGATATCGACCGCCGACTTTTCAATGAGTTCGATTGACGGCCGCTCCAGCGCGTCGATCTGGGCCTTTCTGCCTTCAATCGAGAGCAGAAGCCGACGCTTCTGGTCCTCCAGCCGGAGGATGCTGCCCTCGGTCATGGTGAGTTCTTCATTCAGGCTGCTGAGCGCCGTGATGGCCTGATCGCGCTCGCGCTGATCGACGGGCTTCGGCGGTACGGTCCTGATAGCCGCCGGCTGCGGCGCTGGCTTCTTTCGGAAGAATGAGAGCATGGGTGTCGCCCTCAATTCGTCAGTTCAGTTGCATCACCTCGGAAATCGATGTCCGGGATGATGGTCTGAGGTTTGAAGATCACGCGGTAATGGTATGTGCTGGCCCTGTTCGGCTCCAACTGCTCTACGAAGTACGTCACGTTGTCGGAGAGCCCCAGGAAGTGCTTCTTGAAGGCGTTCGGCCCGACTTTGCAGGTGATCGTGAGTTGGCCGGCGCTGTCGCTGTTGCCAAGCGAGCAAAGCCCCTCGACGGTAAGTATGTAGGCGCCGGTAATGCCGTTGTAGAAAACGACGCGGCGGTTCACCTCGAACATGCCAGCGGCCTTGGATAGATTACGCGACGCCACATCCGCATCAGTACAGCCGGCAAGGATGGATAAGCCCATCAAGGCGAAAACTGCTTTCTTCATCTCATCTCTCTCGCTTCCTTTTTCGCCGCAATGCGCGCAGCCAAAGCCGGGCGGCCATGGTTTTCGTGGTAGCCATGGTCCATCTGGAATTTTCTGCGCGCTCGTGCCGCTTCCTCGAACGAGCCGAAAAATCCAAGGTGACGGTTCTTCCCACCATGGCAGCATTGCGCGTACCAGCGGCCTGTTCTGCTATGTCTGTAGACGCCAGGAGCCCCTGAGCTATTGTCTGCGCGGAGCGCCCGGTTTATCTGCTCAAGCGCCGGGCCATTTCCGCCCAGCACTCTGACGGCCGAAGCCATTTCGGAAACAATCAACTCGCTACGCATTTCCGTCTCGCGCCGTGAGATTTCCCGGTCGCGCCCCTGATTTGGTCTCATCTGGAATCCGTTCTCTCGTAGGTTCATCGGCATGACGAACCGCAGAGCGAAAGGACCGGAACAGCTTGGAAAGATCGCGCGTCGCGTCGTGGCAGACTTGAGACACGCGGGAAGACCAGCGGTTGAGAGAACCGCTCAAATTGCAGATGCGCCCAAATCCGCAGGGGCGCGCGGGCCGGTCGATGATGTCCCTACCGTAGGCCGGCCCGCAATTGTTGCGAAGGATGCAGAACGAGAATGAGCCCGCACGGACGCGGATGGCTGATTGCCGCGAATGACAATGCTCCATCGTCACACCCCCGCGTTTCTGGCGATCTGCTCAAGCCAGTTCGGCTGAGCCGGGATGAGGTCGAGCGCGTCGACGTGCTCATGCGACTGATCGATGAGAGGACGGCGAAACAGGGATAGGAGGCGCGCGAGGAATGGCATCAGGCGGCGCCCCTCTTGGCAAAGGCTACGACATTCCCGGATCGCTTCGGCTGAGGCTTAGACTTGCGCGGTTTTGGCGGCGTGCTGCCAAAATCTCTGGCGTAGCCAAGCTTCGGAAGGGGTCCGCCAACGAGCCAGATTTTGACTTGTGCAATTCGATCCGTGGCGAACGGAGAGTTAGTTTCTTGCCCAATGGCCTCAGCCTTGCGTTTCCCAGCCGTCTCCGTGAGAATCCAGTACTGGTCCCAATATGTTTCTTCGCCGGTCTCGTTGTTCACTCTATTCGAATAGGCATGAACAAAGCCGATGTACTTCTGACGCGGCTTTGGCAGACGCGGCGGAAACATTCGACGGAGGAACCACCTCATGCCATTGCCCTCGCGCGCTTGTCGGCACACTCCGCACACAGCGCCTCGGTCGCAAAGCCGATCTTGCAATGACCGTCACGAAGCTTGAGGCAGCCGGGCTTGTCCTTCATGAACGCCGGCACGACTTCTTCATCGGAAAGGATCGCCGGGGAGGACGGAGGGACGCCCTCCCCGGCTTTGATCGGCTCAGCCTGCTTGGGAGGAGATGGCTGAGCCGGGTCCGCGATTTCATCGATCTCGCTCGCGGACGGCGAGGACCCGCCGGCGGGGAGTACGCCGGTCGATTGGTGATTGGTTGCTGTATAGGGCTCCTGCGGAAGCGCCGCGCGTTTCTGACCGGTCCCTACTTCTGCCAAGTCCCTCTCACCCAGTGTTGGACTTGGATCACCCTGATGGCCCTCGCGGGTTGTAACTGGGGGGTGAAATTCCGTTGCCGTCTCCGGCTGGTCTTCGATGACCTCTCCGGTTTCGGCGTCAAATTCGTCAGCAGAAAAATTTTTCTCGTTCATATTCGCCAAGCCAAGCATGTCGGCGTAGGCGGATGCGTGCTCGGCCTTGTCGATGATCTTCCGGACCCGCTTTCTGCCGCCGGTCTCGTCGCGCTCGTCCTGTATCTGGGCTTTGAGCAGCGCCTTGATTTGGGACCAATCGAGCCCGATGGCCGTCGCCTTTTCCCGCAGGCCGGCGATCAGATCAGCAAGATCAAGCTGCTGCTCGATCAGGGGATACGCCTCGGTATAGATCGCCTTGAGATCGGAGGAGGAAGCCATCTACGCCGCCTCCCGCACAGCCTTCCGGCGGCGCAATTCAGCGTCGACCTCGGCTTTCGTCCGCCTGACGATCAGGCCATGCTCGGGGTCGAGAAGATGATAGGTGCCCTCTTCGGTCCAGACCGCTCCGCAGCGCAGGTGCTTGCTCATTGCGCCACCCCTTCTGGTTGAGGGGTGAACATTGTCGCCAGATCAGGGCGCAGATCACGAGGTGGAATGCCAGTGAAGTCTGCCACGGCCGCAACGCGGTCAGTAGGAACTTGGTCCCACATCGAAATTGCGGAGGGGGAGATGTTAAGGCGAGCCGCCAACGCGGATTTTCGCCCCCTCTCTCGGTTCAGGTATTCGAGCAACTTCTCCATACAGCGTAATTTAAGTCACGCTGAATTTTCAGTCAAGCTTGATTTTTCAGTGGAGCTTTATCGTATCGGCAGTCTGTTTGCCCGATGATCCGTGCATGGAAGACGAGACGTTAAAACTGGCGACCCCGACCTCTGTGCGCGAACGCCGTAAGGCGCGCGGCTGGACTCAGCCGGAACTAGCCGAGAAGGCCGGCATCAGCACGACGGCTGTGCATAATTTGGAAGCAGGCAAGAACGGCTTCACCGACAAGACGCTCGCCTCGTTGGCAACGGCTCTCGGCTGCCGTCCCGCCGATCTGCTTCTTCCGATGAATGAAAAACCGCAAGAAATTACCAGCGAACCGGAAATCCTGTCCTTCCTCGCCAGGATCAAGGGGTTCACAAAAACGGACATAGATGCCGCATTCGGCGTGATAATGTTGGCGCTGCGGGCTAAGCAGGGCGGATCACAATCAGCCGAAAGTCGTGATCAATCTGGGCAGACCACTCCCCGCCGTGTATCAGTGCCATAGCGGTTGAGAGTTCTGCGGCTTTACGCTTTACGAGCATCATCGGATCGACCGGCGGCCCGGCTCCCGCCGCCTCGCGCAGCCCGGCGACGATTTCCTCGTTTCGCGTTGCGTATCGTCGCGTGATCTGATGACGGATTGCCAATTCCCTCTCCCGAGCCAAAGGAGATAGGAACAATTTCCTTTTGAGAGAGTCAACCCCCTGCTCTGCCCCTCTCCCGGCCCGCCATGTGCGGGCTTCTTCATGTGCCGATTCGCGCAGGCCGGAGAGCCGGGCAAGAAAAATTCAGTGGCACTGGTTTTTCAGCTTGACTGATATTTCAGCCTGACTTAAATTCTCCCCATCACCACCGGCAACCGCCGCACCGAAGGGGAGAACCAACGTGGCAGACCTTTCCAGCACACGAGATGGCATCATCGAGGCGCTGACGTTTGCGCCGACCGCTCCGACCTTCCTGCGCGATGTCCTGAAGATGAAGCGCGAGCGCGGTGACAACGACTGCGACGCATTCCGCCGCGTCGCCAAGGAATTCGGCGTCGGTCTCAACGCCACTGTCAGCGGCGCTTCCAATGCGATGCGCCAGTGGATCGCGAAGCAGGAAGCCGGGAAGAAGCTTTTCTTCAGCTACTCCACCAAGGACGAGCGCAAGGCCTTCCTCGCTGATCTCGATGCCGTTCGCAACGGCACGTTCGGCGAGCGCCGCGCTGCCTGATCACTTCACCGATTTCTGGGAACCCACAATGGCGAAGCTTCTCACCAAACTCACTCCGGAACAGGAAACGCGCTCTGCCGATCTTTTTCTCAACGCCGCCTGCGAATGGGCTGCCTCCAATCCATGGCGCATTGCTCAGGTGATTGTCCTGTGCGTCACGGCTCCGTGCTGGGTGGAGAGGTTGTTGCCATGAGCGCGCTTAGCATCACACGCGACGAGGACGCTCTGCTTCAACTCCCATGGGAACAGCGCGTGCAGGCCTCGATCGATTTCGATCGCGCCATTTCCGAGTGGAGCATCGCCCGTCATGGCCGCAAGCGCGGCACTTGGGACTGGCGCTTTGATATGCACCGCGCCCGTCGCGCTTGGCGTCACTACAAAATGGCCGTCCGCAAGGCGAGGGCCGGGAGGATCGCGGCATGACGCAGTACCTGTATCTCGATATCGAGACGATTCCGACGACGAATGAGCAGCACATCGCTGAAATCGCCGCGTCGATCACTTGCCCCGGCAATATCACCAAGCCTGAAAGCATCGCAGCTTGGGAGGTTGAGAAGAAGCCAAAGCTGGTCGAGGAAGCTGTTGCGAAAACCTCCTTCTCCGGCGCCTACGGCAAGGTGTGCTGCGTCGGCTGGGCTTGGGACAACTTCGAAGCGCGATCTACGATAGGGAATGACGAGCGTGATGTGATCCAGTCGTCGTTCGACAGGATGAGCCAGAATACCGCGCGCGTCCCCATCGTGACGATTGTCGGCCATTACGTCGCAAACTTCGACCTTCGCTTCCTGATGCAACGCGCGATCGTTCTCGGCGTCACTCTCCCTGCGTGGTTTCCCCGCGATCCGAAGCCATGGAGCCGTGAGGTCTTCGACACAATGACGGCATGGGCTGGCGCGAAGGACAGCATCAGTCTCGACAATCTCTGCAAGGTTCTGGGCATCCCCGGCAAAGATGGCGTGGACGGCTCGATGATCGCTGGCATGTGGCAGCGCGGCGAGATGGACGAGATCGCCGCCTACTGTCGGAGCGACGTGGATCGCGTTCGGAACGTGCATCGCAAGATGCAGGTGGCTTTTGGAGAAGCGGCATGAACGGCAACCTTGATCTATGGAGCTCGGTTGAGCAAACGCCCCCGGCCCAAACGAAGGCGATCACGGCGGAGCGGCTCAAAGAACTTCTCGAATATAACCCGATCTCCGGATTGTTTGCATGGCGGAAAAGAAGTGGGCGCGGATCGCATGCAGTCATTGGGAGTGTTGCAGGCAACACGAACTCAAAAGGATACGTTCAAATCAAGATAGACGGCACCCTTTATAAGGCTCACAGGCTCGCATGGCTCTATATGACGGGAGAGTGGCCAGTATCAAACATCGATCACATAAATATGGTGAAAGATGACAATGCATGGTTGAACCTTAGAGAGGCTAACAATTCTCAGAACGGCGCGAACAGACGTGCATACAATTGCAATACTACAGGAATGAAGGGGGTAACGCGGCGGGGCAATGGTCTCTACCGCGCTCAGATCAAAAAGAACGGCGTCGTAAAGTATCTTGGCGATTACGCGACCCCAGAGGATGCGGGCGCGGCTTATCAAAAGGCGGCGCTTCTGGTTCACGGTGAATTCGCGAGGGCGTCATGAGCAATCTTGACCCGCGAATTGAAGCCGTCCGCGAGATGTATGGCCTTGCGCAATCTGATTTCTGGCAAATCCCGCAGAACAGGCAATGGGTATGCAAGCACGCCGCGCTGGAGATTGTTGCGACGAAAGCGAACGTCGAATGGTCGCTTCCGCAGATCATCCAGGCTGACACAGCTGCCGGCATTGCCGTTCTCGCCGTAAGCGGGAAGCTTGGCGATCGGATGGAATGGGCAACAGGCGAAGCCAGCCCGAAGAACAACAAGAATAGCTATCCGTGGGCGATGGCAGAGAAACGCGCCAAGGATCGCGTGGTTCTCAAGCTGGTTGGTATCCATGGTCTCGTCTACTCGGAAGACGAGATGTCGAGCGACGAGCCGCGCACCACGGATCAACGGAGCGAACAAGGTCGCCGCGAGGTCACCAATTCCAAGAAAGACGCGAGGCCGATCTACACCAAGCTTGTCGAGGACATGCGCCAGCAGACGTCGAAGGACGATCTCCGCCGTTGGATAGCCGACCCGGACGTTAAGGCGCTGCGGGCTCAGTTGCCGGCAGACTGGGATGCAAAGCTGAAGCAGGAAGCGGCCGAACACGGCAACTCGCTCGATGCGTCCAGCGATTTCCCCGGCGATCCGAACTACGCCGACAACCCGCTCACCAAGCTCAGAATGGCGGGGTGAACCATGGCCCGCAAACCAGAAAAGCCAGTCTATTCGTTTGTCCGTCGAGGCGACGCCCTCGTACCGGAGATGGAATACGATGTCCGCGCATTGGATGGCGTGAAGCACGGCCAGCGCGTCCGCGTAGACATCAAGGAATGGCGCAATCTCGACAGGCTCAAAGCCTATTGGGCAATGCTCCATGAGGTCGTGGCCGCGACCGGTGCAAATGGCCTGTCTGCCGAGCGCCTGCACGAAGTGGCGAAACTTCAGAACGGCTGCGTGGATGTGATCCTGCTCCCGACTGGAATGCCTGTCGCCATCCCTGCGTCGATAGCGCTCGACAAGATGTCCGAGCCGGAATTCATCGCGTTCTTCCAGAAGGTCGAGGCGTGGCTTGCGCAAACCTACGGCTATGTGCCGGAAGCGCGGAGGGCGGCATGAGCACCGAAACCATGCTGATGCTCAAGAGCAAAGTCGCACGTCTGGAAGCGAAGATCACACGTTTACAGGCAGAGGCTGAACTTTACGAGATGATGGCGCACGACCTCGAGTCCGAGCCCCTGATCGCGGCCATTTGCAAGAAGTTTCCTGAAATCGCGGCTCAATGGGCCGCTTACCCCAATTCGCTCGTGGTGAGCGAACCCGGCGGCAGTCATTCCCCCTCCCCCGAAACCCCGGCTGCCGCCGGTCCCCATTCTCTCAAAGGTGCAGCATGACCCGAGCCTGCAAGGTGAAGGCCCATGTCCGCAAGTTGCCGGATCGCCTCGATACCGAGAAGCACCGCAAACTGGCTGCCGAGATAGGCTTTGTCCCGCGCAAGTGGGTGAAGCCGATCGTTCGCATCCCGGCTCGTTCTCGCACGGTGGAGGGGTAGATGGCCATCTCATCGATCCATGTCGACTTCTTCGAACCTGTCGAAATAACCAGAGACGAGGAAATCAAGCTTCAGGAGATCGTGACCGCAATCTGCGACCGGTACAAAGCCAAGAACCCTGGCAGGACCATGTGGCTGTTCGGCTACGGCTCGCGGCCTCTCACCAACCCATTTCTGGTCGATGACGATCACCCCATGGAGTTCGACGATAGCGAACTCTATCTCGAATGCTTCGCGAGAGAGGACTTCTCGTGGCCCTGCGCAAAGTGTGGCCATGAGCAGGGAGATCACAAGGGCCTGATCCTCGAACCACCAGCCGGCGATTGTGATTTTGAGCCGGTTCGTGAGCGGGGGGAGTCCTGATGGCCCGCCGCGAGTTCACCCGACCCCAACGCGAGGCAATCCGCCTTCGCGCCACGAATGCGGCCGGCGAGATATGCTGCGAAGGTTGCGGCGCGGTCCTCACTGGCAAGCGCCGCGAGATCGATCACATCATCCCTGAAGCGCTTCGCCCTGAGGCTGACAAGAAGAAGCCACTCACGATAGCTGAGGGCCAACTTCTCGGTGAATGCTGCCATCGTGGCCCGGATGGTAAGACCCGGCACGATGTAGCCCAGATCGCCAAAGGCAAGCGCCAGAACGCCAAGCAGTTCGATCGCCGCATCGTCCCGGACGGCCCGAAGATGCAGGGCCATCCGTTCCCCGTCACCAAATCACGCGCCGAGAAGAAGCAGCGGGCTCCGAAGCTCGACTTCACACAGCGCAAGCAACTGTTCGAGGCCCGTCAATGACCCCCTCCCTTCCCTGCGCCACGCAAACCGGCTCCCGGCAGGCGGCGGAGACGCTACGCGTCCTGGTCGGCGGAGAATACAGCGGCACGATCCGCGACGCGTTCATTGCGCGCGGGCATTATGCGATGTCCTGCGATTTCTCGCCCACGACAGTTCCCGGCCCGCATTACCAGGGCGACTGGGCAGACATTGAAGGCGATGGATGGGATCTGGCCATCTTTCATCGAACCTGCACGTTCATGGCCAATTCCGGTGCCAAGCACATCTACGCCGGCATGAACAAGGACAACGGCCTCAATGAGGACCGCTGGCTGGAGATGGGCCGGCACGCCTGGGCCTTCTGGAAGCACCGCAAGACCTGTCCTGTCCGGTACGCCGCATGGGAAAACCCGGTCATGCTCGGCTACGCCCAGCTGATGATCGGCAAACCGGATCAGATCGTGCAGCCCTGGTGGTTCGCGACTGATCCTGACGGCCCGGACAACGTCAAGAAGGCGACGTGCTGGTGGGTAAACGGCGGCCTGCCGAAGCTTCGTCGCACGGGGACGCTCGACGGTTCCACGGCCCGCGAGGAGGTGTTTCTCATGGCCCCGACGGCCGATCCAGAAGAGCGCCGCATGGCGCGGTCGAAATTCACGCCGGGGCACGCCGCAGCCATTGCCGAGCAGTGGGGAGACTACGTCGTCGCGCAGAAGCAGGCCGATGAGCGGAGGTTTGCCGCATGAGCACCGAACACGCCCGCATCTACATCCAGTTCGCCGACAACGGCAACATCCGCAAATGGCAGCGTGAGCCTTTTGACGGCGGCACGGAGTATGTTGCTGCTGACTGCCAGTCCAAGCCGCAGGCCTTGCCGGATGGGTACGGCGACTACTGGCATTCAATCGATACAGCGCCCGAAGACCAACATGTCATCCTCGCCACGAGCGGCGATCACGTCGGCGAAGCTCTCATGCTGATCGATGAAGATACCGGTCAGCAAAAATGGACATGGGCTGGCGGTCCCGTTTCCAAGTTCCATGCGCCGCTTGGTTGGCGGCCAATGCCGTCTCCCATTCGCGCACCTGTTCTAAGCGACAACCGACCGGGTGGCTTCGATGGCCCAACAGGAGCTGAATAGTATGAGCATCGTCCAAATCAGTCGAGCCGCCAGCGTTGATGAAATCGTTGCCGAGATGGATCGACGCGGCAAGGTCATCGAGCGGCTTGAGGCACGGCTTGCGCATATTGATGGCATCTATCCCGGAGCGATCGACAATCTGCTCCACCACCAGCGCCAGTTGGATATGGACGGCATCGAGGTCGCAGTCTCCCGGCAGGCGCTTTGTGAGGTCTTAGCGGGCATAGACGCAGTCCTCGCCGCCGCTCCATCCCCATCCAGCGAGGCGGTGGGGTGGCGGCCGATTGAATTGCACATCGTCTTCAAGGATGAAGGCGGGCTGGGCAATCTTCGTTTCGTTGAGGTTGAGACAATCGACCGGAGGTCTGTGCGCGCAGGCACATGGATGAAGCGAGACGACGGCTACGACGTGCTCGCGCTGTCAGTCCATCCTTCCGACCTCCCCTCCGCTCCCGTCTCTCATGGAGAGGCGGAATGAATACGGCCGCATCGATTGCACTAGAGACAATGCGGGCGGCGCTGCCGGCGGGAAGCCCGCTGCCCGGGGCAATAACCGAGGCACGTTTTGTAAGTCGCAACATCGTGCTTGCCGACATAGTTTTGTTTGACGGGCAGATTGGCGTTGCTCGCTTTTCGCGATGGGCGCACGGCTGGTCATACGGATGGGACAGTCTGCCGGGCGGTGACATCTCGCTCGAAAACGGCCTTTGGACACGCGTTCACCCCGAAGGAGCTTGCTTCTCTGTCTCTCATGGAGGCGGCCGTGGCGAATAAGCTGACAGAGGCGGAGATCACGGGTCGGGCAGCGCAAATCATCACGATTGCGATGGGTACCCGAACCACGGGGCGCGGACGCGGAACCGTCCGTATCGGAAACGCCGACGATGACCCACTCGCCTACTGGCTCGGCGTTGAGGCCATCCTCGAACTTGTCGAAGATACCTACGAAGCCGGCCGCGCCGCGCTCAACCAGACAGACGGAGGGGCGTGAGATGTTGTTCCGCGACGTGAAAATCATCCCGAGCGCTGAAGGAAATGTCAGCAAATACGTCTTTACGGCCGAAACGGGCGTCGCCGAAGCCGTCCTATACCGGTATCCCGATTATCAGACGCGCACTGTCATATGTTGCTCTACCATGAGCGGATGCCCTGTCGGATGCCGCTTCTGCGGCGCGGGCGACTACTTTGTCCGCTCTATGTCGGCCGAAGAAATCGTTGCGCAGGCAGACCGCTGCATCGCCGACACAGGCATTGACGCCGCCGAGATGAAGCGGCTCCAGATCATGTTCATGAGCATGGGTGAACCACTGTTGAACCCGAAGGGGATGCAGGGCGCGCTGCGGGAACTCTATGCGAAGTATCCGAACGCCGCGTTACTCATCTCCACCATCGGCCCGGACATCGACTACGATTGGGTGCGCGACATAAGCGTCGAGATACCGACAGTCGGTCTTCAGTTTTCGGTCCACAAGTCGAGCGACGCTGAACGTGATGTTCTGATCCCGTTCAAGAAGAAGTTGCCGCTGAATTTCATCGCCTATGAGGGCGAACGGTGGTTTCGCGAGACGGGGAGAAAGCCGTTCTTCAACTACTGCGCGGGCGACGACAACTCGTTGCCGCACGACGCGGATCGGCTGCGGGAACGCTTCGATCCGACCGTCTGGAATGCGACCGTAAGCGTCATCTGCGAGCGTAACGAGGGTATGCCGGCGAAGAACGATCACCAGATCGAACTAGCGGCCAACTTCGCCTCACTACTTGTCGAACGCGGCTACGACGTTCGCGTGTTCGATCCCGCTGGCCAGGACGATATAGGCGGCGGTTGCGGCCAGCTTTGGTTCGTCCAGCAGTGGATGCGTGATCACCCCGAACTAGCGCGACCGAGCATCGGCCACGGACTGCCCTCCGTTCATACGCCCGCCGGCCGCTCCACCCTCGCAGGAGGTAGCGATGCGTAGGCTGACGGAGGCTGAACTCAACGAACTCGCGATGCAAGCTCTCCGAGAGCGCTGCCGTGAGGTCTACCAGGCGCTCGGCCGCAACGCGATGTTGCGTCAAGGCGACCCGGTTGAAACAATCTTCGCGTTTGCCAAAGAACTCATTTCTGAGCGCGAATATGTAATCGGCTTCAATGACGGGTGGGACGAAGGCCGCGCCAAGCTGGCGGAGGAGCGGGGATGATCCGGCTTGTTGTCAGAATAGACGACGCGGCAATGGCTGCTCATGTCGGCGGATCGCCGCAAACGACATACCGCACATTCGACATCGAACATGCCGAGATCGAAGCCCTGCTTCGCGGCGGCGGCAGCAACGACAGAAACGACTTCAGCTACCGCACTCTGGTCGGCGCTGAGATTATTTCGGAGGCATCATGACCATCTCCCCCGAAGCATTGGAGAAGGCGCGGGCGATAGCGCAGTCCATTTGCAACAACACCCGAACGCTCATCGGCGAAAATGATATCATCCTCATCGCCGCCGCCCTACAGGCAGAACGTGACGCGAACATCGCTCTTCACGCCGCCCTCGAATCGCTGGTGGCGCGCATTGCCGAGCTTGAGGCGGGGTTGAAAGATACAGCGGAAGCGCTCCGTAGTCGCCTTACAGCGGACGAACTGAACGCCCCGCACCATAAACCCTACGAGCACCCGCTGTCCGCTTATGACCGCGCCGCCCGTCTCTTGAGCAAGGATCGCCAGCCATGACCACCGCACAGACAGAAGCGCGGGCGATTGGCGACCCGTATATGCGAATTGTTGATTTTTTCGACCGGGATGAAACGGCAGGAAGTTTCCTGCGTGAAGATGGTGAGGGTGGTTTTGTCGGTGGCATCTATCGCATGGCGCGAGAGATCGAAAGCCTACGCGCGTCCTCCGCCGCCAAAGACGCAGAGATAGCAGCCCTCAAGAAGGAAGCGGCTGATGTCGTGAGGCCGTTTGCAAAAATCGCTGACGGTGAACCAGACAACGCCGTTTTCCATACAGGCCACAAAGTATTTAAGGCCGCCCGTTCCTTCCTCGACAAGTGGGAGGGCGAGATGTCTGACCTTATCGAAAAACTGCGACTCGCCTGCGATGATCCTATGTGGGCCGATCATGTCGAAATGCCGAAGAAGCTTTTGCGGCATGCTGTTGATTATCTCGATGCCCTCAAGAAGCAGGTAGAGGAACTGACGGCGGAGATGGATGCGGCAACAATTTCCGGATGGAAGGCTGCCATCGACTGCGTGTCATATGCAGCAGCCAATACCTACGGGCCGAGAGTTGATCCTGCCGCCGTAGCTAAGGCGCGCGATGATCTTGTGCAGGAATTGCTTACGGCTTCTCCTGCCGATTATCTCGATTGCTGTTGGAAAGACGCGCAGGATGCAATCCGGGCCGAAGCCGAAGCAGCAGCGCTGCGGAAGGCGCTGATAGAGGCGCGCGACGTCGTTGACGCCGTTACCGGACATAATCAACCCGACCGCCCGTGGTCTCGGCAAGTGCGAGACCGCATAGACGCCGCCCTTGCCTCTACCAAGGAGACGAGCGATGCAGGTTGATGAGAAGGCGCTGGCGGCTGCGGTAGATGCAGCAGAAGCGCACCACGAAAAGCCTCTGCGTGAGTGGGAAGTGACAGCGATCCGCGCCGCCATCGCCGCCTATCTCGCCGCCCTTGGCGAGCGGGAGCCGGTGGTGTGGCAACGCCTGCATCCCGTTGCAGGCTGGCAGAATGTAGACGAAGCCGACATAGAGCATTATCGCAGCTACGGGCAAGAAATCCGCCCCCTCTACGCCTCTCCTCTCCCCGTCATGCCTATCACGGATGAGGACGTGGAGCGCCGGTTCAAACTCGACGACCGTGTCACGAAAACCAAGGGCTCGTCATGGACAGGCCGTGTCGTCGGCT